TTTTTGTTACTTAGACTGATTCATATAACAGGCTAAAGACCTGTTATCTTTCTCAGTCTATATTTTGTAAATTTTACTAATGTCAAAATTTCCTTCTCCAAATTTATTTGTGGAAAAGAACACGTCATCTCTGACATTAGTAATAGCGTGTTCTTTATATGCAATCATGACTCCTCACTTAGCTTATTATGGGTTAGACAAGTAAACTGTAGTACCAGCAGCCGGACCGCTGAAGGAGATTCCATTAACCTTGTCAGAGTTAGATGCCTTACCAACAGTTGCATTGCTATTATTCCATGTACCACTATTGACATAAGTCATCAAGGCATAAGAATCCTTATCAAATCCGTCAAGTTTGCCAACTGTTGCAGACTTATTGGACTAGCTCTGTGTTGTCAAGTAATCTACTGTTACGAATGAAGTTGTATCGATTGCAGCTTCATGTAGACCGAGGAAGCCATCAGCAATCCAGTCAGTAAATGTAACATTACTATTAAATTCAACCATTGGAATACAGCCAGGAACATTTGTTGTCCAACAACGCTGAGAAGAATTCTTCCAGTGGTCAATAGTAATATTTGCGTCAAGATTACATACACAACTTGTATTCAAGGAATTTAACATCCAAACTGTCAACGCTGTTGTTGCAGCAGTTGGATCTGCATCAACCGGTGCTGCATGGTAATAACAAAGTTTAACCTTACCATTAGGGATATACTTAGGTGCGCTACCCTTTTGTGTATACCATGGAAGAATTTTATTAATATGTACCCAATTTGCATCAGCCTTACCGCTTTCAGTATTATTTTTCAAAGCTCTAATAATAACATTTATTTCAGATGGCATTGTAGTTGCAAACAATGCTTTGTTAGCCGCAATAATTTCTGCTTCAGTAACAACAGTTGAAGTTGATGCTATACTCTTTGTATCAACATATGCAAACAAGTATGAAGCAAGAAGTTTACCATCAAGTAATGCAACCGTGGAAGGAACACCAATTGTAGATTCAACAACATAATCACCATCAGAATTTAAGTTAACCAAGAATGTCCATTTAGCGTCAACCTTATTTGCATCAGCATTAATTTCACCAACAATATCACCTGCACAATCACGGAAAGTAATCTTTGTAGGTTCAATAGTAACGCTCTTACCGAAATCATTTGACTGTGCATTAGTACCAGCATCATGACCATCATCACAGTTTTGAAGAATCATCTTACCTTGGTGAGCATAGAATTCAAGTGCATTATAACATGTTTCACCAGAATCGTTATCTGTATCACCACGAACACCATCAATAGTACCACTCATTGTTTCAATTGTTTCAAGTTCATATTCCTGGTATTCCTTACTGCCCTGAGTATAAGTGTCACCATTAAAGTGTCCACAACCAAATATAATATCAGCAGGAACATCACGATTATATTTACCCATAAGAACCTGATGGCCATAAGTAGATGCCTTACAGTATTCACCGCCAAGAATAACTGTGTTCTTACCACCCATAATCTTGTTATGGTGTCCACCAAGAACATTGGTGTTCTGTGGACTAACTGTTGGCGCATTCAAAGTAGCGTTCTGATTCTTAAATATATCACCGGCATTATAAGCTCTAGATTTTTTAGTCTTAACAGAAGGATTAAAGCTTGCTAGGTTAACTTCAGAACCAAAGCTGTTAATGAACATCAACTTAAGTTTCAACATATCAGCCGGGCGGCCATTAGTCTTAAGAGATGCTGCACCAGACTTATAAGATGAACCCTTCAATCCATAATATGCATAATAGTCATTATTATTATAGAATTCGCCATAGTAAATAGAATCAAGTTCGTTTGTACTACCCATTGTCAATGAAGTACCAGGTAGTGCAAGAGCCGCATCGTTAAAATTAGACAATGCGTTAACACGTGTATATTCGGAGTTCAACAAATGAACTTCACGTGCATTAAACAACTTAGATTTACTAGAGTTAATAATTGAAGAACCCTTAATACGTACTGGACCCAAACTATTTGCATTATCATCAGACTGCAACTTATAAGAATCCATAATCAAGTTATTCGAGCAAGAATACAAATCAAAGTATTCACCACCCAAAATAATGTTATTATTAGACTGTACGTCAGAAAGAATCGGACGTTCGGCACTATCAATACTTCCCAATGGAAGACCTTTAACACCAACATAGCGAGAACGCATCATAGTGTTCTGTTCAGCAGAAACTGCTCGGCACCAGGCATTATCAATAAATCCATTAAAGTAGGACTTAACCATACGAGAACCGCGAGATGCAATCAAAGTATCTTCATATGCACCACTAAGAGTCGTATCCTTTACGTTAAAAGTATTAACTGCCTTAGTATCTTCATATGAACGTGTTCTAACAGTATTAATGAATAATGAATTTGTTGTAGTTCCAGATAATGTAGTGTTATTTGTCTTAAACAATACATTATTATAACTGTTACCTGCCAACTTATTGTCACGAGATGTATAAAGTGAGTATTCACTTGCATTATCGACTGCACTATTGACATAAGAATCGATAAACATATTTGAATTACCAACAAGATAATTACTATCCGAGAATACCAAATAGTTATTATTTGCGTTTTCTACAGTGTTATCATCGCCACCAAGGAACATGTTCACTTCACCACCACTAACGTGGTTAAAATGTGAACCAACCATAAGTGTCTTCTTAGCACTGCGGTTCAGTGTATTTTTATTAGAATAGTATAATGAATTGTCATTCTGTGATGCACCATTTGTAAATGCATTATTATGTGAATTGATAACAACATTAGGTTCACCATATCCAGGAACAGTTGCACTATTATTAGTGCTGAAAATAAATCTATCCTTAGAATAACCATTAATCTTATTATCAATACCAAAAATATTAACTGCAATCTGGTCATTTTCTGGTACGTGGCCTAACTTAAAGATAGGTGCGTCAACTGATGCTTCATATCCATCAGCTATAAAATATGGCTCTCCTTTACCTTCGCACTTAACTGTCATACCAACAGAGTAAGCAGTAATATCTTCATTCAAGGCAGAAGTAGAATGAACAGATGTCATCAATACTTGTGGTACATATTCTTTTCCATCATCAGGATATTTGTTAATAGGATGTAAAAGTGCAGCGGCGTTAAATTGGTTTTCAGCGTCATCTGCATCAATACAGTCAGCAACCGTTAAAGTTTTAGTCATACAAATTGCACCATCAGGTCCAAGTTGTAAGTCATCGAGAATTTGTTCTGTCTGGCCAATAGTTACGCCACCAGAAAGTGTCTTCAATCCATTGTTAACTAATGCTAACTTACTTGCAATATCACTAACTGGTTCATAAATGTCTTTATCAAAACCGTTCTTATAAACCGGTTCTTCGTCATCCTTACCATAACTTACAGTATCATGACCTTCGCTGTCATCAATCATGACTTTGCCCCAAATATCTTCATTTTCGCATTCAGTTACAGTAAAACGTAATTGACATTGGAATGTTACATAATCATTCTGATTAGCAAGAATTTGAATGCCTGCGCCAGTTTCCGGTTGAATAATTTCAGCAACACCTACAATACCAACATCCTGACGTGGATGTACATTAAATGTTGCTTCCTTATTTTCGGTATACTGCTTACCAATTAGCAAAATATGACGTACCTGATAAGATGAATTTTTAGGTATTTCACAATTAATATAAGTTCTATCAAAATTAAATGCGTATGTACCATATCTATTTCCATTATCAGTCATCAATTCTGTAGACGGAACATAGAATGAACCAAACAAGTGATCCTTATAATTCTTAAGCCAAGAATCATACTGTGTTCTATTAGTTGGTTCAATAAAACCAGCACTCTTATACGTATAGTTTAAACCACGCATTAAGAACGTTACATTATCGTTCTCAATCAAATATTCTATTGTAGTTTGTTCCGCGTCTTTTGCACGTTCTTCAATAGATTCCCAGCGTTCTTTTAAACCGTTTGGGCAAACATCGTCTGGTAAATCACCGCCAGCTAAGCCTTCGACTAGTAAATAACCCAAAATTGCGAACTTAATACCGCCAGTTTGGCTAACTAGTAAGGAACGACCTTCATCCGTGAATATAAACTTACTTTTGTTATTTTCTGCCATATAATAAACCTTTAAAAATATCTTTATACTATTTATAAATAAATCATGCTTAAGTATGTTTGTAAAATATGTGGTCAGTCTTTTGAACATCATATCCCATTTAATGCTCATCTTACTGAAAAACACCATCTAAATTCTAAAAATTATTATGACCAACACCTCAAAAAGCCTGGTGAAGGTCAATGCGTTATATGTAATAAACCAACGGCATTCATAAGTGCAACAAAAGGTTACCGTGAGTGTTGTTCTGTCGGTTGTGCAAACACTCAAAGAACTAGGAAAGTAGAAGAAACAGGCCAAGGTTCTGACGTAACTTGTGCTATATGTAATGAAAAACTACATTCTGAAGGTACAATGGCGCATGTTTATACACGTTTATTCTATCATATCAATACCGTTCATGGAATAACGAGCCAAAAAGATTACTATGATGACTTCTTAAAGAAAGAAGATGAAGGAATATGTCCAATATGCGGCAAAGAAACTGAATTCCGAAGCATAGCTTTAGGATACAATACTTATTGTAGCGCTGGATGTTCTGCTGAAAACGCTAAACGTTCTAGTGATAGTGCTATCAATACATATAAAAATATCAAAAAAGAACAAAGTTTACTAGCAAAAATGGTATTATCTATTAAAGAAAAATACCAAAAGTTTATCTCTGGTGGTGATAAAGCTACAAATTATTCAGATGTTAGAGAAAATCCTACCATTAGAAAAAATGTAAACGATGAAAAAGTATATGACGACCCTGAAAATAAGGGTAAAAAGATAACAGTTAAGACTGAAATTTCATGTAATCCTACATATGATTGGATTGGTACCCAAAAGTATACTCCAAAAACTGAAGGTTGTACATATAAACAACGTAATTGGTACAATGACGATATTAATGATGACCAAGGTTTTTCATCCAATGAATGGTGTGGGTAGGTTATAAATATAATATGGAAAAAGAACTCTGGGAAAGATTTTTTGCTTCGCTAGAAGATGAAAGCGGACAAAAAGGTTTACGTAGACTAGTTAACAATGCAAATGCACTAGCTAGTGGTTTCGAAGCACATGGTATTCTTACAGAAGCTTCAATAACATTACGTGCTCTTAAAAATAAAAGAAAGAAAATAAACCTAAGTGTACACGATAGAGATATCGATAATATCTTAGTATTTGTTTTTCTTAAATCAATAACAACTATTCCGTCTAAAACTAAAGCGTATCGTTTAGGTTTAATAGATAAGAATGGTGTTTTAATTAAACAGCCAGTAACCAAGGAAGAACATGACTGTATTTCAAATCTTGATTTGTTAATGTTTAAGATAAGAGAATGGTTACGCCCAAAAATGGTTTATCTTTCTAACATTAATTGGGTTCGTGGCATTTATAATAACCAACGTATTCAAAACCAGTTAGCAAACACTAGTATGCTAGCAAAACAATTTGTAGTCCGTCAGTTAAATTCTCAATTAGACGATATTTTAAGGAAACACTAATATGCCATGTCCACACTGTCCTACACCACAAAGTGATCAAATGAAATATGGATTTACATTAAACCGCGGTGCAGTTTACTGGACCAAATTACCAGAAGTTAAAACATGCTGTGCTGTCAAAGTAATACTAATTGACTATACAAATGCAATAGTGACTGTTGAACATAATGGAAAAGAATATACTAAACAGCGAAAAGATTTTATGGAATCAAGCTGGAGAGATATAGATTCATATTAATTAAAAGTTTATGCAATATACAAATAAGAAGCGCCTCGCCGTACAAGAATTTGAGATAACACAGGAGCTAGCAGAAAACCTATATGCTGAATGTAATAGGTTATTTTTCAATAATGATCTTCCACATATTCCTATTGAAATAATTACTGCTGATGATATCAATGGTGATTTCAAATATGATGTTGACTTTGAAAACGGTAAACTAAATAATTTTAGAATACAAATTTCAAATGCACGCAAACGAACTAAAGCAAAATACATCTCAACAATAGTTCATGAAATTATTCACTACTTAGTGGTATCTGAAATTACTCCAGCTACAATAGATGAAGCTATCTGGTATTACAAAGATAATAATCAAGATACGTTTGATGAACTCCTCTATAATAATAAATATGCCCATACTGGTAAATGGTCAACCAAAGCGGACTATATAAATAAGGTATATGGAATTAAAATAAACAGGAGTTAGCAATGACATTAAATGAAGCGATTGAACTACTTGAAGACAATGGTTACATTATTGCGGAAGGACCTAATGTTGCAGTATTAAAAGGTGGTATTGGTTGTGGCATGAGTAATAGCAGTCATGACTGGTCTCATGATGTGCATGAATTTGTTAAACGCGGAAATGTTTATATTCGTGATGAACGTGACCAAGAACTAGCAAAATATAAGCCTGTATGGTTAAAAATCCGTGACATTATTGAACGCGAACCAAAGTATTATTCTAAACAGTTCGATATTGAAAGCGTTGACCTTTATGATGAAAATGCTGTCAAAGAACTACTCTACAAAATGGTAACCCATCCTGAATATTTTGATCAAAAAATCGGTACCTTCAGACGTTTAAAGAATTCCTTTGGTTTTAAAGATAAAATGGATGAAGACTTTAGTATAGGTGTTGGTGCACCGTGTGGCCTTGATCAAGGTATTCCACACGGTGGTGATTGCAAAGGTTGTGCTCCAGTAAGAATGGGACTATGGCAACGTTCACCGTTTAGTGCTAACCCTTTTTATCAAGGCGTTCCAGATGCACATCATCCAGATTATTGGTTAAATCAAATTCCAAAGAAAAAGAAGAAAAAGAAAAAGAAAATTCGTAAACTACGTGAAGAATAATTTATGGAAGAAAAAGTACAGCAATTAAACATTCTTTTACAAACAATAAAAGATGTGGTGAAAAGCAGAAACTGCCCTGACTGGATTAGTAAAAGATTAACTGACGCCGTAAAACGCGCAAAAGAGCTTCAACCTGCAGAACCTTCTGGCGATATTGCAGCGGTTTCAAAGTATACAATTGATCCTGAAATACGCTCATTTGTACCAAATGAAAAAGTTATAAGTAATGTAGAAAATGATCCATGTCTTTATGAGGTAGTAGAAGTTTTACTTCCTGTTGGCGGTGTAAATTTGTATAATTTAAAAATACTAACCGGAAATAAAAACAATCCACCAGGTTTAATTATTCATAATATTCCTGAAACTTTACTTCAACATATTAAGGAATAACAATGGCACGTAGAAGATTTTCCGGTGATTTTTTATTAAAACAATATCGTGATGCTATTACAGAACAAATTTCTGAAAAAGCAGTATATGAGCGTATTGATAACGTATTTGTTGAAAAACTAAATCAATTTGAAAAGTCATGCTTAGAACTCCAAAATAATATAAATTCAGCAAATAATAAAACTAAAGATGAATTGGTAAATTTAATTAAGTCATTTTCTTCCAAATATGAAGACTTACTTAAGCAACATCAGTTCACGTTAATTTCGTTGAAAACTGAAGTTCAAACATTATTGAACAAAAACTTATCTACAGGTGAAGTTTTAAAGATTGTTAATGAATCATTAGATAAAAAACTAGGCAATATCAATAAACTTGTTACAACTCAACAGATTAAAGAAGAACAGGTATCATCTCCGTTGGATGCATTTGAATCTGAGTATCAAGAGTTCATTAACGGGTTAAAGCGTGAAAATGAAAAACGTATGATGAAAAAAGAAATAGTTAATGAAATTATAGAATGTTTACCATCTATAATTAAAAATATGAGTGAGAAATAAATGGCCAAACATATTAGTATACCTAAAAAAATTAAACGACAAATATCTACACATCCAGTTCAGCATACTCACATAACACATCCTGAGAAATATGATATTGATTCTGGTAGTCCAATATATTATGGGTTTGAAAATATTACCGCAGTACCAGATACTCCCGTAGTTATTCCTCCAACTATTATTACTGAAATGACTACCGCAGATGAAGCTGAACTTACACCTGTAGAGGAACAAGTAAATCCGCTATCTGAATTTGAAGCAGAATATCAAGATTTTATCGCTAATCTAAAACAAGCAAATTTAAAACAAAACGTTATCAATGAAATAACTACATCTGTTTCTGCTGTTGTAGAAAATGGTGATGATATAAAAGAATTAATAATAAATATTTTAGACAATTATAAGATAATACAAAATTAAGGAGAAAAATAATGAATAGATTCCAAGCTCGTATTGATGCTGAACGTACAGAACAGTTAACCGGTTCTTCTAGTGATACTGATAAACAGCGTGCTGCATTTGCACAAATTCGTGAACTTATCCGTGCTAACCATGGTTATCATGGTTGTACACGTAAGATTGCCCCGAATTTCGAAGAAGAATATCAAAAATTTATTGCTATGCTAAATAAGCCAAAAGATGAAGAGCAAGTTGTTGAAGAAAAAGTAGAAATACCAGCTGTTGAAACCCCAGTTGAACCTGTTATTGAAGAACCGGCAGTAAAACCACGTCGCAAGAAAGTTGTTGAAGAAGCGACTGAACCTGCCGATCCATTTGCAGAATAAGGTTAAAATAAATTCTATTATAAATATTATATGAATAACTTACAAACTTTAGCTGCAAAGCTTTTATCTGACTACAATATAGACCAAAATGACGGTACTCAAGACATCGCCACTACTGAAGCCTATACTGTAACAACTGACGACTTACATTGTCCATGTTGCAGAGCGAAGCTCCGTTTAATCGACAGTTCTAAGCAGGAATTTGTAGATGATGATATTGTACAAGTTGCTGAAAGTACAATGAATGAAAATAAGCTTTCTGACTTCTTACTTGAAATTATCGAAAATGCTGCAAGGAACATTTATGAAGATGAACTTGAAACTGAAGAACCAGAGGTAGATTCTATGGGTAATATCAACCAAGAATATACTGAACGTTTTAGATATGTTAGCGATAGTTTAAAAAAGATTGTGAGTATGAAAGCAAACGCCATATCTAATATGGTAAAGCAAAATGGTATTGAAGTCTCACCTTTCTATATTGAAAATGAGATTTTCCAAATATTAAAATCATATAGTTATAAATAATAGAAAAGGAATTTAAAATGAAAAATTATAGAAACTCTACTATTTTCCGTGCTTCCAGACTCATTAGCGAAGCATTTGACCTCGATGATCCAATGAATAGCATGGATAATTCTTTTGCACAGTATGACCAGGAACAGTCACAGGGTCCCGTTGGTCCGGTTGAACTTGCTGATGGTGAAGATGAAGAACAATCATATGATGTTGATGTTGCAAATCCAGTATGTCCATGTTGTGGTGCTCGCTTGAATATTGTTGACTCTAAGGAAGATGACGAAGAAGTTGACCTTGGCGATATTGAAGCAATGGATCCTTCTCTTGAACCAAAATCTGATGGCGAAAACGAAGATGCTTACGTTTCTCTTGACAGCCTTGACATCGATGATGATGAAGAAGAAGACGATGAAGAAGAAAATGAAGAATCGGAAGAAGATGAAGAGGAAGAATCTGGCGAAAAGGTTGAAGCATTTTAATTAACTAATTTACCTTCATGTTTTTAAGCCGTAGGTTAATACCTACGGTTTTATTTTATATCCATTTTTATTATAAATATAATAAAATCTAATTAAGGAATTTTTCATGACACTAAAAGAAGCTCTCTTTGCAAGTAACAAAGGAAAAGACGAAGAAGAACAGAAAAAGAGCACTAGCTCTTCATCATCTGACGATGATGAATCTTCTACTGATAATGGCAGTAGCTCACAGCTAACTGCTTATATGGATAATATTGTAAAAAATAAAAATTGGAAACAATTTGTTTTAGATATCAAAAAACCGTCAAATACTGGCGGTAAGGCATCTGAAGGTTTCTATATTAAAGACATATATATACCATTCCGTAATATTAACAATGGTAAACCGTCTGAAGCATTTATCCTTGTTGCTAATAAGTTAAAGAACGGTTGTACTAACATCCAAAAAACTTTAAGTCAATATTCATCAAAGAATACAAAATACCAAAGTTTTATTGATACTAACTTGTTACCTGCTTTAGAAAACCCACAAAGTATTGCAAAAGATGTTTCTAAGGGGACAAACGGTTCAAAAGATGTAGTTAGTACAGAATACTATAGGCGAATTGGTGAAGCATTAGTATACCGTTCATCTGAATTCATTAGCAAACTTGCAGATTCAAAGACAAAGGTTGACTCACATATATTCAACCAGTTAATGGTTGACGCATTTAATGGTAAAGACTCAAGTGGTGAAAATGAAAATTTCCTAATGCAATTTACTGACATTGATCAAAAAATGCGTGTTGATGCTGCAAAGCAAGTAGTTTACCAAGTTGAACACAATGGTGACCAAAAATCTGATGGTGAACAAAAGTTTGGTTCATCTGCAGAAGATGAAAGTTACTATACTGATTTACAGCAAATTATTAATAATGGCGGGTTAACATTCCTAAATGAAAGTGTCAATGTTCCAAGAAAAATGAGTGACTTTAGTCAAAATATTAAAGAACTTATGGAACAAGTAAAAGCTGTCGAACAAACTTGGCCACGTCAATTCAAATCTTGGTTTGATAAATATCAGTCATCATTTGAAGAAGGTGTTAAAGAAGGTCAAGATGCAATACGTGACACAAAAAATAAAGAAGTCAAAGACCCTCTTACTGGTAAAAAGCTAAGCGGTAGAAAAGCTTGGGGTACTGGCGGTCCTAATGCGTTTATTCGTGATCATGAATACATTGATAAACTCTGTCAAGGCATTAAAGGACAAAAGACAACAATCTTTAACCTTGGTCCAAAAATGATCCTCGGCATATTTGATATGCTTGAACACGGTGGCAAAATTCTTCAAGGTATTAAAGATGAATTCGGCGAAGCATTTAAAGACATCAAAAAATTACTTCGTTCCGGTAGTTCCAAAGAGTTCAATGACCAGATTGATCAGCTAATCAAAGATGGAGAATTTGGTGCTGCTGAAGCTACAGCTGAAGCATGCGCGGTCGTTCAGTTTACACAACTTTTAAACCTTCTCCAAAATGGACCTATTGGTACTGTTGATTTAACAAATAAAACATTTACAACCGCAATGAGCAATGATCAAACTTCAATTGAAGTGGCTGTTCAAAACTTACTTGCATCCTTAGATAAGTATACTGAAACTGAAAAACGTTTTGAAGAAAACAAAGACGTTAAAATTAATGATGCTCAGACTGACAGTGTAATTGGTGGTAAATCAGGTAAAAAAGAAAAACCTAAACAAGATTCTGATAATAACGATAAGGAAGAAGATGAAGAAATAGATGATTCTTATAAACCTACATTAAAAAACTTCATTTTGCATGAAAACGATGGATCATCGGATGATGAATCCCATGGTGAATCTGCTGGTGGTGATGATGCTGATGATGAATCTCAAACTGGTATCACCCATTCTGAACAAGCTAACCAAACTTTGAATGATTATGAACTTGTTAAGAAAAACTTCGATGATACAGTTGATAAAAAACGTTTAAAAGAAGTAATGGAAGCTCTCCAGAAGTTCAAAGGTGAAGAAGGTGATGTAGTCAGAAATAAGGAAGGTGAAAAATCTGATTTTACCGACTTAGATAAGATTATTAATCTTTATAAGCTTCTTTCAGAAGATGACTTAAAGTTCAATATGGATGCCGCAAGTCTTAAAGATTTCTTAGATGGTATTAAAAAATATATCGAAGATTTTAAGGAAATTCCAGCTATTGAAAACTTAGCCGTTAAAATTTCTGAAAATGATACCAAGTGGCCCGCAATGGTAACAACTGGCAAATTGGAAAAGAAAACTTCCAGTGGGCAGCGTGCTACTCAGCTTGCATCAAAAATTGAAAGTCAACAAAATACTCTTATGGACAGTCACATCAAAGACTTGGTTCATTTTGCGAAGACTGCCAAAAATGATACCTGGCTAAAAGAGTATGAAGCACGTATAAAATCTCTTGATGGTGCAGTTAAGGCATTAACAAAGGAACTCGAAAGTGTCTATGGTACTGGTAAGCTTCCTAAGTGGTATTACTCTTACTTCCAGATGTTCCAGAGTAAACACTATCTACTAAAGTTATACATGCTTATGTCTTGTATGGCCGTTATGCGTAATCAGTTAAAGAAATATGCCGATGAAGAACCTAAGGGGCCTGATGAAGAGGGAGATGAAGGAGGTTCAAGCGATTCGGAAACTGTTGCAAATCCTGAACAATCAAATGTTAAGGGTGATAGTTATAAACCAAAAACATTGGTTAGAAGTTTGTATCTAAATGAAACTGAAGAGCAACAAGCAAATCAGTCAGCCAATGGCAATACACCGAAAACTGAAACACCAAACGGTGAAGTAAACCGTGGTGATGTGCCAACAAAGGATACTCATGGACAAGCAGACTGGAAGGTTGATCCGACTAAGCTTGAACCTATTAAACATAGTATTAATCAATTAGGTAAATCTATTGAAAGTGTTAACTTCAATACTGACATGTTACCTACTGATATTAATGCGGAATACTACAATGCTAAAAATCCACAAGAAATGAATAGTAATATTCAAAGCTTTGCTGGTCGTGCTCCATCTGGATTGTCAATTGATAAGGGTGATAATGGTAATGGTATTGTAAGTATTACTAGAAATCTGTTACAGATTAAATTTTCTACAAATGGTGCAAAGAATTATGATATTTGTAAAAAATTCAATGGCACAGAAATGGCTAACAAGTTTACAACTAGCGATGATAAGAACCGCGATAATTCTGACTTGTATCTATACTTTGCCGCTGCACACTGTGTATGGTTTATTCTTAACGGAAATGTTGATAAAGTATTCAAAGATGCTGATACCAAATTACGTAAAGGTAAACGTGAAGCTGATGAAATAGCAAAGAATGGTCAAACTGAAGGTGGTGAAACTGCCGAACCTGCCGGTGGTAATAATGGTAATGGAAAAGGTGTCGAGGATTCTGTCATTTATCCAGATGTTTCACCAGATTCATTCCTAAATGAAATTTATAAATATATTAGAGGTTAATGATGTTAACAGAAGATTTTGAACATATTATTGATAGTCTAAAGAGCTTAACAGAAGACTATAAAATTATTGTCGAGGATAATGACCTTGACATTGAAGCTGCTGCAGAACCACAAGGCAAAAAGATGAATGAAATTATCCGCGAAGCAATTAAGCATCAAGTTGATATTGCAAATTCAGTAATTATGTCTATTGAATCGGGTTTTGCTGACACCATCTCACAAACAAAGCGCATGAAAGATGCTCTTGACCAAATTCAAAGTTGGGAAAAACAAATTCATGGAGCATGTGAACAAGTAGTTAGTATTGTAGAATCTAAGGATGGTAATATTGACCGCCCTGAATCAATAGTAAATGATTCCAGTAAGTGTAGTTGCATGGCTTTTAACAAGTACATCAAAAACTATACAAGTCGTGACTATGATACTTTACAGCTCGCGTCAGCAATTTTAGTTTTCTATAATTCTTTAGGTTAATTAAAAAATTTAACATATTAAAAAGCGACTCAAATGAGTCGCTTTTATTTTTTAATTTCATCAAGATTAATCAACATCCATGGCAGTTAGAACATCACGTGTACTCTGGAGTTCACCCTTCTGAACGGCGATGTCTTGCTTAATCTGGTCACGCTTCTGAATAAGCGGTTCCTTAATCTTACGATATAAATATGCTCTAGACTTAATATCCAGTTTTGCACCAATCTTCTTGATTAAGAAAATCGCATTTTTCAAATTCGTAAATTCAAGGTCTTCATCCTTAAGTTTCTTACCATTAAATACTAATTCAATAGCGGTCTTAACCTTAGTGATTTCAACAAGCTGTTCATCTTTAAGGGTCTGAATTACTGTTGCAACAGTGTTCATAACTTTTTCTGTATCATATAGCATCTTCCCAGCAGGTGCAGATGTAAGTGTTACATCATTATTATTTGCTTGACCAATTGTAAAGTCTGGATCATCTTCATGACTGCCATCATCAATAGGTGGCTTCTTTTCTTCACCATCTGCAGTATCATCTCCGGCTTCAGCATTTGTATCATCTCCGCCAGCAGCAGGAGCAGCATCACCACCAGCATCACCACCAGCATCAGCAGCAAATGGGTCATCACCACCGCCTGCATCATCTCCGCCAGCAGCAGGAGCAGCAAATGGGTCATCACCACCGCCTGCATCATCTCCGCCGCCAAAGTCGTCTTCTTCTGTTAAAAATTTCTTGAATTCACCACCAATATTCAATGAAATTGGTGTAAGTGCTTCTTCAAGTAATTCACTTAAATTTTTCATATTTACCTTCCTAGAATTTATAAATCTCTTCGATTCGTTCTTTAATCATCTCTTTATTTATAGATCTGATATTTGAACATGTAAGATAGTTAAAAAATACTCTGGCTGATTTAGTATTCTTTTTTGTTAAAAGGTCATACAAACCAGCTTTGTTTTCAGTTAAAATCATATTAACCATTAATTCCATAAGGTCAGTTAATCTATCTTTGGAAATTTCATTGTCTTCATTAAGCGTATCTTTGAACATTTTACAAAAATACTTCTTTAAAAAATCTGTTCTATGGGAAATTTTATAATGTACAGAAAAAACCATTACTTATCTTCTCCTTCGTCAGCAAACTTAAATTCAGGCATTTCAGATTCAACTAGTTCTTTCTTTTTATTTTTACTTAGAATCATTTCAAGAACATCCTTAGAATTACTACAGATAATATTATTTGTCTGTGACAAAGTACCCGGTATTCCTGGTTTCTTTGCTGAAATTCTATTATTTGCAATACGTTCACGTTGTTCCATTGCTTCACGTTTCATATTTTCATTTGATTCTGTTACTTGATAATCTGTGACCTGTTTTTCAAGTTTGATCAATTCAGCGATATTATCGGTTATTGTTTTTGATATCGTAGCAAATGTTGTTACTAAACCTAAATCACAACCAAACTTAATCTGACCAGCTAAAGTTTCAAGAACGAGACGATTAGTAGCAATCAAATCTTGTAATTCAGTCTTCAAGTAATTCTTATCTTCAAGATTATACTTTTGTGTCTGAATGCCTTCTTTCACCTCCTGGATCTTCAAAGCAGTTTTAGTTTCGGTTTCTTTAACTTCTTCTTCGATATCGAACTCTTTATCTAATGATTCAAATACATTACTCATTTTTCACTCTCTTATAAACAAAATTTACCAAACGCCAATTTCTTCTTCTGTAAGAATTTTGAAAATACACCCATTTTCTCGGCACCATTTTCTAGCAGCTTGCCATTTACAGTTATTAACTCTAATCACATTACAACGTTCTTGCCATGCATTAATGGCTTTTTGTGTTTTCTTTTTAGGAGGGTCAGGATAAATGACGTCACCATTTTCATTAATCATTGCAACTTGTGACTTTGGTTTAACTTCACAAACATACTTCTTTATACCATTATGTATAGTATCACAAACGAAGTAAAAATCCGTGACATACTGATGTGTTTTGCCATCAACTTCCGAGTAATATGGAATCTTAATGACTTCACTGCCCCATTCAATAATGCGTTCACGCTGATCACAGTAATTCATAAGTTTAAATTCCCATGATGACCTGTATTCAGGCATCTTTGCAGAAATTTTGCCATTACAATTAAGGCATTTTTCTGGATGTTTGGGAGTAAAAATTCCCTGTCTATATGAACGAGCAAATATTGACATGTTATAAGCTATATATAGTGGAAAAATTACCACCCATCAAATGGGTTGTAATATTTAGGGTTAGAATCTTTTGCTTCAGGATACTTATATTCCATATCTGTATTATATGGATCTGCACCCTGATACGAATTAGTCAAGTCTTGGCTAATATCAAGCGGATCTTTTATATTATATTGTGCTGATAATGCCGAAGGCGCGACCCTATAAATTGGGTCTTCTGGATTAGACAATGTAGGTGAATCAGCTGAAATTGTCCATTTATTGTCCTTATACATTTTTAATGTAAATGTATAAGTATGTTTTTGAAGGCCAAATGCTTCGTTATAATATTTTACATCTCTAATCTCATAAAAATAATCGTTAGCCGGAACATAAATAATATCACCTATAGAAGGTGGTTGTTCATTATAAACTTCAGGTGTATTTTTATCTGAACCACCATAAGTTGAATAATAATCAAATGCACCAATACTAGCATACATTGTCACAGTATCTTCACCCCAAATACCTTGAAGTTGATATGTTCTGACATTTGGAGGTACCTGTTCAATATAACCGTTAAAGTACCAACTACGTTCTATCATACGTAATTGATCTTCACCATATAATTCGTCACGATTTAAATCTTCAGATACTCTATAATAGGTACATTTCATCCCATACATTTCATATGCATCAGTAATAACAGTATCTGCAGTATCTTTTTCGTTTGAACAAACAATATTATTACCATCACTTATTGGAGAAGTGATGCCTTTTAATGTTCCGCACAACCACGGATATGCTGAAATACTTGTATCTACCATAATTTATTTATTAAGATGCCAAACCTTGCCCAGTAATAGTGACTGTTCCTGTAAAAATCATGCCACCGCCGACGCCAGTATAATAAATAATCATTGGCGTGACAAACGTCCACATTTTTTCTACAAATAAATCAAGTGTGTCATACCATTGGTTTAATGATGCACATTTTGTTTTATCCATATATTTTTGCCATTGTTCACCATAACGTTCTAATGATGTAAAAAACTTACATGTCATTGGCGTAGAAAAACCTGCTGCTTTTAAATCAACCGTTAAAATCGATTTATTAATCATTTCTTCCATAGCTTTAGCAATACCAACATAAAGTCCTTTTGGATAATTTAAATATATCTTCATTTTCTTTGCAGAAATAGGCGAAAACGCAAAACTGTTTACGCAACCAAACTGACCAACTAAAGGTACTTCTTCAACCGGTGGAACATATACCATTCCGTTGACTTGCCACGCTGGATTACTAATGTGTGAATTAAATATACCAGTAATATATGAATTAATCCCAGTAACAAAACCTTGTTGTACCGCATTTGGATCAGATAATCCTTGTAAAATCGGTTTTAGTATTTCACCAAATTTTTTATGCATTATTTAACCGTTATTATACCTTGTGGTGACCATTGAATGTTAATATAACCATTAATAAATCTATTTGGCCTGTGTAATTCATTATATATTACTGGTAAGTTTTCATCACCATAAGTAATAACTAATGCTTCATATTTATCGCCTCTTGGTACAGTTTTAAACCTACAATCACTTGTCATAACTGCTGCACAATCTTCTGGTAGCATATGACGAGAAATATTATACATTATATATTCAGTCTTATCATATCCTGATGTAAATGAATAATTTGTTTGCCAATATTTTCTATTAAATAATTCATGACCAGAAATTCCAGATGCAATGTTATATGCAGGGTCACAACTTGAATAGCCATTAGTTGTTACACATGCTAGTGGGTCAACATAATACATGTCATAATTCCAGTCTTTCTTAATATATGAATCACCAGAATACAGAGAACTAAAGAGATAACCAGACGCTGGGCAATTAAATGCTTCTTCTTGGGATAAATCAGATTCCATACCAGTTTGACTTGATATTGTTATTACATTATTATCTTTTAATTCGCCAACACATACAATACTATACTCTTCAATATCTTTCCATGTTGTATAAATTGAATTATTAAGGTTGTCAATTTTTTTAAAAAACCAAACTTTATAATTCTCTGGAGAAAAATCAGATATCTTAGGGAATTGAGGGTTATATCTATGTTTATTCATTGCTATACGTTGAATATAGCAACGAAACACTATTTCTTTTGCAAGTACAAGATTTAGCCCTCTCTTTGTAGTTTCATTAACAATAGTATTTGATACAATATCTGTTGTGCTAAGTTCCATTATTTAATCTCCAAGAATAATCCAGGGCCACCAGGGATACCTGAACATGGCATTGCCCATGACTGACTACCGTCACATTCACCTAATCCAACATCAATATACATGACCGGATGTTGTTCAGAATCAAACACCAACATACCTTCAAATGCACTTGTAGATGAAATACCAGATACAACAACCTTATTGTATTCCTTTAGGTTATTCATAATACACAATTCAGAAACCTGCATACCAATATGGAATACTCGACCATCATAATCGAAACCATCTTGTAATGGTTTACCATAGCGGTCATACATTAAGTTACCATCGTCATCATATTGATAATGTAAATTACCAAGGCCATCTGATGTATGGGTATGATATTTATATCCGCTTAATGCAGAGTTACCAGGATATTGAATATCACTTACATAGTCCTTAATATAAAAACCGTATTGGCCATCAATTTCTGTAAGGTCAACTGTACGAGTAACGCTATTGAATTGTTGATTAAATGCAGGTTTCTTAGTAAAATTATATTTAAAGATATCAGTACCTGACCATGAAGCAGCTGCATCGGCCTGTTTCATATTACCCTTAATACCAATTGCATTCATTTGTAAACAATCAAGATACATGTTCTTTTGAACATTAAATGGCTTGTTTTCAATCAACGGAAATGTCTTAGTTGATACCATGTAGTTCAAGTGATTACAAAATTCACCAATTGCCTTAGGATGATTATATACTGCAATATTATACCATGTGTTTGGTGCATGTCCCTGATATGGATACTGTTGCAATAGCAAATCAGAGCCAAAATACTCCCAAGCATTCAATAGTTTACTATCAGAATAAACAACTGCATCTGGATCACTAGCTGGTGATGTTGGTGTTCTACCATAACTTGGATGCCAACTATTTGGATATGTTGCATATACTCCTTGGTTCCAACCATATCCTTGTGATGCTGATGTGCTACCAGTATGTGACGAACCCATATTGCATATACCAAGTTTCATATCTGTAAACACAAATAACTTATCAAGCAATGAGTCTTCAAATGAAGCGTAGTTAACGGTCCAAGTGTTGCAAGAACTTACGTTACCATTATCCATGTCATTTAGCATAATTCTATTTCTAACACCAGGTAAGTCAACAACAATATTATTACTATAGAAGTTAGGGTCTGAACCCGGATTTGCTAAACAAATATCATTATTATACAAACCGATACGCTTATATTTCCATTCAAACTTGGCGTCATCAGCATCATTTACAAATGATGAATCATGTTCAGACGGCAAATTACTCAATGGACATTCGATAATGGTTGGGATAGAAATACAATGAGGCTTAACTTCTGCGATGAACGGTAAAGCAACACCGTATGGACATTCATGTGGTGCTTGATACTGCAATCGCATCGGGCCTTCAGCAAATGTAGAATACATGAAACCTTTAAATGTTTCATCTATTCTACGTTCATTGTAAATAAAGTTTGTATTTACAAAGTTAATATACTTAGATGTAATTTCAGTATTATTTCTCAAATCCTTAACGTCTTTATCACCAATATTTGATGAATCTATTTCACAAACAGCTGCAAATCCACCGTATCTATTTGCAAAGTAATAATCATTGGTATTAACTGGCAGCTTATAATCATCAAATCTATACATCAATTGACCGCTCATAGATGCAATTTCCATACCAGGATAAATTGGAAAGTCAGCTTGAGCACCACACTTGTTTTTGGTATATTTTAATAAACATGGATGACCAGGATCATTATCAGTAGGATCACCTGTAACCTTGAAATATACGTTGTCTGCTGAATATTGTGAGAAGTTACTATCGGCACTAAAACCATTTTCACTTGCAAACCAGTTCTTATCTACTTCTGCTTGGAACTTATCACAGAACATACTTGCAGTTTTCTTAAATTCAATTGCATCTGCATTATACAAATATGCAGATACATTAAACATAGTACATGTATATGGGCATAGCAAATCAGAACCTAATACAACTGAACCAAATACACCACCAATATTCTTAATAGAACGCTTCATAATGTGATAGTTCTTATTACCATCAACATAACGTCTTGATTGTAAGAACGAAATTGCTGGTGCTCTACTATTCTGGCCTCTGTTTGTAAACATCTGTTGATTTGTCATTACTGGTATAGTAAACTTAATAACTTTATCAGTATCATCAACTGAATATACAGTAAATGTTACGTTACGAGCTTCCTTAATAGAGTATGTACTATACGTATACAAACTGCCATAAGCATTGTATGCTTCACCGCGTTGTGGTACACTATATGACGGACAATCACATGTAACTTCAAGTTCACCAACATTAACACTAGTAACATAACCTGCTATAGGTGTATCACTATCTTTATAATGTAGGTTTACCATACCAAATGGGAAACTAAAGAATTTATCATACTCAGGCAGTAAACGCATATTGTCATATGTGCCACCATAGTTTCCCCAAGTATTAACTCTTGCCAATGATTCAATCTTAAAATCAACATTAGTAACTACAAAGTTATTAGTTGCTGAGTTTGTGGTAAATGTAGAAGAATGAATAACTTGAATTTCGTTATCGTTCTCTTGTGACGCGTAAAAACTATCAGTAATCTTATCATGACGATCACGCCACATAATACCTGCCGCATCTGCAATAGAATTAGGTTTAGATGGACGAGTATAACCAGTAGCATAGAATGAACCACTGAGTTCAACTGCGGAAACAATATAATCTTCTGATTCAGAACCAGTGATATAGGGCTTCAATGTTTCATATGAAGAATAAATAGCCACATTTCTTGCATCAGTTTTCTTTGAACCGTCAACACTAAATATTTTCATACGAACTGCAGTATCATTATCTGTACCAGCAGTTGCAGCTAAATTGTTCCATTTAACATCTTGAAGATTAAAACGAATAACTGGGTTATTACCATAATCTACATCATTTTGAAAGTTTGTTGTGGGCTTATTACCATAACCCATACCCATAGATCTTGGTGCATCATAATAATAGTTAGGGTTTACTTCCTTTCTATAATCGTTAACATCATTGATATGTGTACATAGTTTATGCGCATTTGCCAATGTAGGATATATATTACTTAATGGGTCATAGAAACTATTAGAATAGAAGTTCCAGCCTTCGCTATTTCCATCAGTTTTAAACCTATCACCCGTATCAGATACCCAATAACTTCTAGAATTATCATCACTAACAGTAACGTTCATTGCTACTTCTGCAATTTCAGCTGCTATTGGTGACCAGTTATGTGGACGTGCATTCCATTTACCTGCCAAACTACCGAAGAAGCCTACAAATGTACCTCCGAATTTAACCGTAGCATCTGCTCTAACATTCCATATTCTTCCACTATTTTGACCTGCAAACAAACCACTATAATATGCAATACGATTAAACGGATGCATCTTAATAGATTTATCTACAATCTGTGATGCACCAATTTCATATGCATACGCACCCCAACCAGTTGAATATTTTTTGTCACGTCTACATACAAGTCCTAAATATTCAGCCCAGTCACTTTGTTCCTTCCCCATTTCCTTTTGAGTCCAAATCATACTATTGATATCATAGTACAATACGTGGCCAGTAATAGGCATGTCTGCAATAGACCCAGTATCTTGATTAATACTTGGATATGCCCATTCAGAACAGGAACTATTATCATACGGATAATATTCATTTCTTTCTGCTGTGCCAGTATACAAGCCAACTGCACCGCAAGAAACACCGTTAGACTTCCAATAAGCCTTACCACCTGTGGCCTTAGTAAATCTTGTCCATGCAATATCTTCTTCAGATGCAATAGACGCGAAAACACCTTCTGCAAAATAACCAATATATGGAATAATATTTGATATACTATTAATACACAAATAACTAGGATAGAATCTATTTGATTCTGGACAATCAAATGCACCACCGCTGTCTGTTCTATTCTGAACCGCATATACCTTAGGTACAAAACCCTTTAAATATACTCGACCTCTAATATAACTGTTCATGATTAAACCGCGGTTTAATCCACATAAAACAGCACTATTGACGTCAACGGCATCATTCTGTAAATGTGTAATAGAAATATCTTTCTTGCATGCTAAAATGTTATTACCTTCAACACGTACAGTTGAAATAATACCAGTTGGACCAAGAACACCGATAATACCATTATTATTTCCTTGACACAAAATTCTAACATTCTTGATAATAAAACCATTACCAAAGAAAACACCATTAAAAGGATGTTCAACAGATTCACCAATACAATAGTTAATAATCTTATTTTTACCTAAATCTTGTGGGTTTTCTGTACCAATATTATCACCCAAAACAATATTAATCTGATCATTATAAATCTTATCAGAAATAATACCGTTCAAATTACCATTAACTTTATCAGCACACCAACGAAGTTCTTCACTAGTACGTACATAGTAAAACCCGCGGAACTTAATAACAGGATTTTCATTCTCGTCTAGTTCATCGCTTTCGTAAGTTCTAGCATAAGTACCGCCTTCTTCTAGGAACAGTTTTTTCAAATGTTTGTTCTTTGGGAAAAGTTTAATAAATTCATCCCAATTGTTATTATCAACAAATGTAGGTTTTTCTGCATTTTCAGTATTAACTGCTTTCTTATAAGTATAATAAACAGGACAACAATTTACCCAGTATTTATTGAGTAATTCATTATTATACACCGGATCGTTAGGAAGCATATGACCAAACTTAAACATCATTTGTGACGTATATGATGGCATCAGTTTATTGTCTTTAAAGTCTTTAACAAATTTGTCATTAACAAATTTGAAAGTCCATGTATCTTGTCCTTTAATTGCGCCAGTTAATAAGCGTTCTTTAAAATTATTAAAAATAAAAGATTTCATTTATTACCACTTCTTTGCTACATCAACATTTTCAACTTCAACATCAGCATAAACTAACGGTCTACGTGTGCTTAAGGAAATATTAAGTGTTTCATTACACTCTTTATTTATTTGCTCAAAAACATACCCGCTTTCCAAGAAGCCGTTAATAATAATACCTGTATCCTTACTGTCTTCATCCATCTCATGTTTACGATACTTCAACCAATCATCGTCAATAGTCTTTGTTGAACCAGTCCCAAACCATTCTTGACAATATCCATTAATCATTGAATCCGCATATGACTGGCATGAATCCCAGTCGCCATCACTATCAGGAGGTCCGCCTATTAAGCCATTCTTTCCACCCCACCACATTATTGTACATAATGCAATTTCACCGCTTGGCAATCTCCAAACTGCTGGATTTCCAATACTAACACCTTCTCGATAATAAGATATTGCAACATTACTTCTTTCTTTTCTTATAAAATTATGCATGAATGATGCAGTGTTTCTAATAGAAATATATGAACTAACATGTTTAGCTGTACATACTGCTGCTGAACCAGAACCAATACTATTCAATATATTAACCATCATTGGTTTATGAACTAGCAATGAATGATCTGTACTACCTACTCTTGATGTACTATCAATTTTATATGTATCGCCAGATTCAGTTTCTTTACTAAACGTAAAGAATTCCCATGACGAATCAGGCAATGGAATTGTATTCTTTTCAACCGGGTGATGTCCAACAAGTTCACATACACCAGTAACAATTACTGACGCTACAGCAGTAACTACAAACCCAACTACACCCACAACTGCAGTAGCAACTTCAGCTATTGCCATGTAACTCCACGTCAAAACCATCACCGCGGCATTCTGATCAGTCCAAATATCGGCTATACCTTCATGTCCGCCAAGCCATGTATTAACATATGCTCCCATCATAAGGTTACCAACATAGTCATCTTCCTGTGTTACATAACCATCAACATATTTAGACTTTAATGTTTGCCATGTTAATATACCCATAGTAGTTGCATCTTTCTGAAATACAATATTAAAATAATTTGAATTAGCAAATGAGCATCCGCCAACAATTCTTGTGTCAACAATCTTATTAAGATTCTTAAAAATTTGTTCCTGTGTGGTCGGATTACTATCATCGACTAATTGCCAACCAACCACAACGCCTTCTTCTGGAACAGCGTGGTCACTCCAGAAATGGTCATTATAAACAGCATATGCTATTTTTTGTAACATTCTACGGTTTGCATTAGCCCATCTTTGTTGTTTAAAATCCCATATACCATCTTTACCGGACGCATGATGACATTTAGGTATATGCAAACTATGTGCTTCACGCATCGTTTCAAGACTACCAAACAAAAATTCCAAATCAACATAACTCATATAAACTGGATATGTCGTTAATTCTACGCCATGAAGAGTTGTCTTCATTGCATCTTGAGTATTCCATTCATTAGTTGGGCTACTACCACTTGCCATCGGCTGATAGCACAAGTTAAAATTTTCATCGTAAAAATATACCGCGAAAATCTTTTCAGACGATAGTTCAGACAAGCACAAATGGTTGTTACAGAATATACGAATGTCATATGGAGAAATTGGTGCAGACAAATCGTGAGTCTCAGAATATGCTTTTAATGAATCACTCGATTGTTCACTACGTTTCCATGCATAACCAGGCTGGTTTGAACCATTAACCTTCCATGTGCTATAGACATCAGCGCCACCACCTGCTGATGCTTTTGGTTTCAAATCGATATTATTATCAGCATAATATATATCATTATCCCAATTATAGAAACCCTTAGCATGGTTAATTTCTTTCCAAGTAATAACACCGTCAACCATTCTAAAGTTATCCCATGTATTACTACGTTCAGTTGTTGTATCAACACAGTCCATACAATGTTTCTGTAAGAACGGATTACCTTCAAACCATTTTGATAAATCACCTTGTTTCTGTGTAAACCAGTTTCTAAACTTAATCATAACATAACGAGTATTACCGTTAACATTGATCTTTGTTAATTTATCAAATGCATTAAATTCAGATTCAGATTCAATATGTCTAATACGTGGTTCACGTTTAGCCTTAAAACCTTGTTCGGCAGAATTAATAGAGTATCTATCTGCATTTTGTAAAACAATAGATTCAACTAATGACAATGGTCCAGGGCCAAACATCAAATCAGGGCCATTCATACCACGATGATGAGTGATAGTATTACCGCTTTGGAATATATTACTCAAAATAGTATTTTGCCAAGGTTTCCATTGTTTCCATTCCAAATCTTTATCGCTATCATCGACTCTATATGAAATAACTGGTTCAAATCCATCATGGCCATTCCATACTTTTAAGTTAAACTTATTACAATATGGATCTGAAATACAGTCTGATTCGTAAACGCACCAGTTTCTTAAGTCATCACACCACCAAACTTTACCCTTAAATTTATCATCGCCACGAGCTTCAATACCAAGACAACCATTATGAATAGTCTTATCTTTAGTATCTACGTTTTCACTGCCCTTCTTTGAAAACCATTCGTATGGCGTAATCCAGCCATAGTCTGACGTTGCTTCGCTAAGCGGATGCTCTTCTTCATAATCGCCTTTAGTATCGGTATCTGTATAGAGGTCAGCTTTATTAATGTCATCTACTTGTATTGACCAACCGAGTGAAGCGTCAGTCGATCTGCCTTTATCACGAGTTAATCTATACTCGAAATAGCGTTTACTTTTCATTTGATATGCCATGCTATATTTATAACAAGCAAATTCAATAAAAACTATAAATAATGTATGGATACAAAAGACCCGATGAATTTTAATGGTCCAGCTGGTGACCCAATGCCACAGTACAGACCTCCAATGCCTCCTCCAGGTGTAAATCCAAGCTTTCCACCGCAGCCTGGTCCTAGACCACCTCATCCTGGTCCAAGACCTCCAATGCCGCCAAGACCGCAGCCGTGTCAAATAGATCCGGTTCTTGAATCAACAATGATTCAAAATATGGCTCAAATGAGAAACTATATCAAGATGATGTTAGGTTCTCCAGTTATCTGTATTGAAATTTCAGACGAACAGCTAAACTATATTATTGGCGACTGTGTAAGATATATTCAACGTTATTATTTTAGAGTAGGTAATTATAGAGATTATCTAGTATTAGATTTAGTTCCGGGTATGACTCATTATAAAATCTGTCAAGAACTTGAAAGCGTTGTTGACTTCCAAACTGCTAACTGGCTAGGTGATATAAATGAACTATTTACATTACCACATAATGCATTGTATGATTCTGTAATGAGTATGAATGCATCTTCAATCTTCCGTGGATCTTGTTATGGTAATAGTGCTGGTTTTGGTGATATCTTAGGTTCTTGGAATGCAGCACTACAATGGCTTGAACAAGCAAAGATTGAATTTGGCGAATCTTATCAAGTCCGTTATAATGATAAAGAAAAAGAACTATCAATTTGGCCAACACCAAGACATCCTTGTCGTGGAATAATGGAAGTTTATAAACGGCAACGCTCTGTAAAAATATTTAATGATATTATGTTTAGAAAACTTGTTGTCGCTAGAGCAGGTATGGTTTGGACAAATGCATTACGCAAATATTCTCTTACAATTGCTGGTGGTGGAACACTAAATGGTGATTCACTTTATTCTAGTTACAAAGAAGAATACGATTATTGCTTGGAAAATATCAGGCTTGAATCTCCAAACGGTGAATTCTATATTTCATAATAACTGATGGCGGTTCATTAAACGCTATAAATAAATGCAGATAAAAATCTGCATTTTATTTTTATTATAAATTAATTACTATATTTTATTTTAAATTAAAGGTTAAAAATTATGAAATGCGAAATATGTAAAAAAGAATTTAAACACTTGGGTTTACATTTAAATTATAGTCATAAAGATATAACACATAAAGAATACTATGATACATACTTAAAGCAAGAAGGTGAAGGTTTTTGTTTCACTTGTGGAAGCCCGATTAAATTTTATGATTTAAGTCATGGTTATCAACATTATTGCAATGCTAAATGTGAACTTGCTGATAAACGAATTATTACTAAAGCTAAAGAAACATATAAAGAAAGAACGGGTTATGAACATAACATGTATAATCCAGAATCAAAACAACGAGTAAAAAATACAAGTATTGAAAAATATGGTGGCATTGGATTTGCAGTAAAAGAATTGGCTAATAAATCATTAGAAACTTATAATAATGAACATAATACAAATATAATGTTTTGTAATATGATTGTGCATAATGATAAATCCCTTGAAAAACAAAGAATCGAAACTAGGATTAAAAATAATAACGGTGTATATATATCTGACGAACATAAGAAAAAATTATCAGAAATTTCTAAAGACACTGATATTATAGAAAAACGTATCAATTCTCGTGTGAAAAATAATGGTTCTTATTGGACTGAAGAAATGGCTGAAAAATCAAAACAAACTAACTTAGTTAGATATGGTTATGAAAACTGGGCATCTAATCCAGATAATTATAATAAAACATTACAATCTAGATTAGAAAAAAATGACGGTTATTTAAGTAAAGCTGAAAAAAAATTCGCGGAAATGTTAAAAAATAGGCATATAGAATTTAAATATAATTATGTATTAAATAAAAAACATTGGGATTTTGCTATATTTAAAAATAATACTCTTGATATATTAATTGAAATTGATGGTGAATATAATCATGGTCTTTTAAATGATAGTGACGGAAAACATGTACGTGGAGAACAAGATTTTAATAGGTTCTACAAAATAAATGACAATATAAAATTTTTAACCATTGATAGTAAACAAATTGATGATGGGATAAAAGAAACAATAAAACTCCTTGGAATCGATTATAATCAATTTATTCAAAAAATTATTGATTCTTGTAATATTCCATTTCCATACCCAACTTATTCAGAAAAACGAATGTTAAAAGATTATGAGCGTTTATGTAAATTTGATAATATTAAAGCTACATTAACATATTCATTAATTACAAATTTTCATAAAAGTATTTGGCATTGTCATTTAAAAAATAAACCAAGTCCATATGATGCATGGTATAATAAAGATTTACTTAAAAAATGTATAGAAAATAGATTTATTTACAAATCAATTTTATCTTCGCAAAATGTTTTAAATGGTTTTAATATATGTAAAATCGCACCAAAAATTTCACTATTTAATCCAAATATCGCTAAATATTTAATTAAAAAATATCTAAATAATTACCAAACAATATTTGATCCATTTTCTGGATTTAGTGGTCGTATGCTTGGTTGTTGTGCATTAAATAAAAATTATATTGGACAAGATATTAACGAGACTACAATTTCAGAATCAAACCTTTTAAAATCTTTTCTAAACCTAAACGCTAACTTAACTTGTAAAAATATTCTTGACAGTTATGGTGAATATGAGTGCTTATTTACATGTTCACCGTATAATGATAAAGAAATCTGGACTAAAGAAACAGAAAATTTATCATGTGATCAATGGATTGATATTTGTTTAGAACATTTTAAATGTAAAAAATACCTATTTGTTGTTGATGATACAATAAAATATAAAAATAAAATTGTAGAAACAATAAATAATAAATCACATTTTAGTTTAAATAGTGAAAAAATAATCTTAATTTAAATAACAAAACCTGAGTATTTACTCAGGTTTTCTCCTTTATTCAATTTCATCTTGTGGTTCAGGATCCACAACAAACGGAAATACTTCTTTAAATTTATTAATTATTGGTAAAAGTACGTCACGTTCTTCTTCTGGAACCTGTCCTGGTAAGCGGGTATAATATCTTGCATAAATGTCTTGAATTACTTTATGATCCTTAATGTTTGCTTTCATTAATTTTAACAAACCAACATAAGTCTTAAACATCTTGCGTTCTGTTTCATCAGGTTCATGACCAAACATTTCTTTAAATACACCAGGTACATTTCTAATGAATGTAGAATCTGTTGTTGGAATCTCTCTAAATGCTGGTAAATCTTCGTGATGTACATGATTACCTTCTGCATCTCTAACTGGATTAAACTTAGAACGTGAACCATATTTTGCGCTAAAGATGCGTTCTGGGACGTTTAATGTTGAGGACTGGGTCTTTCTAGGCTTATCATGCTTAGGTTGGAATACGACGCCTTTACGGAAGAATATGGTACGGTAGATACATGGTATCAACTGGTTCTTCGCCAAACCCTTAATACTAAGTTCCAAATCTTCCCACTGGGTTACATTTACAAATCTATCCCATTCAGATGGTTCATCATTTTCAAATTCAGAAAATTTAAAGTCAATCTGAATATTTGTTGCTATAGGATTATACTTGGCTGGTGCTTTGAAAATATTATATACATCACCGAATTTCATACTACCAAGATATTTGAACCCGTTAAATTCCTGGCCAATTACTGACTCAAGCCATTCAATAACTTTATCTTTATAGATACCATTAATTTGTGTATCCATGTCACCTATAACTGGTTTAACCTTAATAAAACGTTCACGGTCAACTGTCATAAATGCATGACTGGAACCTGAAATAACACTGCCGGTTTCAATCTGCTGGTCTGTCCAAAGTTTAACACCTGCATATTCTTGAAACGATTTGGATAATTCCTTTAATAGTTTCTTAATATCGTTTTTATAAGCTTCATACTGTTCTGGTGAAAACTCTACGAGTTTTACCTTAGCTGCATAGTCGCCATCTTTTGTATGGGCGTTACCACCCTCAAGTAACATTGTGTAATCTTTAAAATTTGATGTTAACATTATTTCCCTGTTAATTAAAAATCATTGTCATCTTTTTCTTCTAAATGACCATCATCATATAGTCTATAATACTTATTATTATTAGTTACATCCGTGTATTCACAGTCATCCCAAAATGGTGATGCTGTATCAAACCATTTATCAGAAATATATTCACCGGTTTCTACGTTAACAAAATTAAAACCTTTATATCCTGCTGATACACAAATCCAACCTCTATCGCTTCCTCCAAGGATATCATCATAAGTGTCATCAGTTAAGCTCTCACCGTTTGGTTTGACTAATACAATATCTTCTTCATCTTTAACTTTACACCAACAAAAATCTTGGAAACGCTTTACTGCATCATATTCAAGTTCCCAGCGTTGTTTTGGTAATCTGCAATTTTTAATCTTTAAGTTACTTAATGGTTTACTATTATTAATATTTAATTCACTTTCAACTGTCGAACCATGACGTGCAAATAAGTATGCAGTAAATGCCCAATTGATATCTTTATTATCAGCTTCACCTTCAAGTATCACAAAGTATGGGTCATTATATGCAGTCATACCTGAAAAATTTTGAGCAATCGAATAGTCTACACTGTATGAGTTAAATTCTTTATTTTCATTAGCTAATGCTTTAATTAAATGTTCTTTATTTGATAAAGCATACTTGTCCTTAGCTAACATGGATTTAATCATATCACTACTAAGTGTAACACCTCTATAGACCTTAATTTTGCCTTTACCCATGAACTGTTTTAAAAACGGCCAAATTCCAACATAATCGATAAAACTATCATCATAATTACCTTGACGTACTTCTTTAGAATTAAGTCTATCATCAAACCTTGGGTCTTTCTTCATATATGCTGCTAAATCTTCTGCAGATTTAATTGAAGCATATGCATTATCATCGCCACGTCCAGTATCTGTCCAACCATCTAATGCAGCCATGGCAATCGTATTATAATCCTTACTGTTAACATTTAGCCATTTACTACCTTCACAATCATTATAACGCTTCGGGTCATTAAAACCACTTTTCTTAGCTGTCATAGCTTCACGGTTTTTCTTTCTTAATTCTGCATAATTTCCAACTGTTTTCTGGTCATATTCTGCAAATTTGTCCGATTCTACAATATACAGATTTTCTTTCAAAATTTTTAATGCGGTTTTTAAATTCATACTATATTTATATCTTTAAACCAATAAAGGAATAATATGGATATTGGTACATTTAGTCAAAAATTACCAGCAGAGATTACAACTGCTAAAGAAATTTGGAAGCCAAAAGCTATTTCGTTAATTAATGAAATAATTTCATATTTAGATTCAAATACAGAAAATTCAGAATATAAGATTTATAACTCTCGTATATATGTAGGTCGACTGCCGTATTTTAAAATTCAGCCGTATGTCGCTACAGTTTTTAGAAAAATCATGCCACGTCATAAACTTATAGCAATAAGGTATTTAAAGTCTAAGAAATTTTCTTGCCAAATAAAATTAACACCTATTATTTCGCAAGGTACAGTACTTGAAAATGCATTTCAATGTGAAGCATTTATATCATGTTAAGAAAAAATCAAAAATAAATGCTAATTTCTGTTAGCATTTTAAAAAACATTTCTTATATTTGAACTCAGTACATTTAAGACCAGAGTTACAGGAACGAAGTGAATTAAAGCTGTCGGCATGTCTTTGGCCGTTTAAGACTAGAAGTGGTAGTCTTACATTATGATCAGGCAAATGCTATGACCAGTTAAACGCTAATAGCTGTCACTGATAACGAAACACTATTGAAGTATTTTCTAGCAAAAAATACACTCAGCCGCCATTGGTATTGTGAGATGTAGCCGGAGTACAGGATGACCAACCCGTAAGCTCACATGTAAATTCCACGTTGGATTTTTCCAATTAGTCTTATAGGCTTTATTGGATTTAAATTTACTTGTAAATTTATACATAAATTCAATATCTTACTTAGCCTGGCAACGCCAGATTGGCTTCGCCAATAAACTATGTTTGCATCGCAAACATCAGCGCATTGCGCTGGATAACTAATGTTATTATAAATATAACATGGCAGTAAATAGTCGATTAAATAAAACTGGTAATATACGTTCTATATGGGATAATGATTTTTATAATACCCCTCCAGCTTTAGCATGGACGTTTAAGATTAATTTTTCTGACTTCGTTGGATTTAATATTTTAAATGATGCTAATTATCCTGTGAAGTATATTACAAATGGTGATATGGATATATTATCAAAAGCAGCAGTTAGTATAAGCGTAGGTGAAAGAAAAATTGAATCAACCGATTTATTTTATGGTGGTTTATCGTTCAAAAAATTAACACGTGTTGATAATGGTGGTCAATTTACTGTACGATTTAATGAAAATTCAGGATATGATGTAACTAATATTCTTGAAAAACTTTATTCCGTTTTTGGTAATAGTAAGAAATATTTTTTTGATAATAATGAAGAAATACCAGTTCCATATGCTAGAGAAATGATTTCAGATGATACAATTACTGAAATTAATGAGCAAGACGATAGAAATTACGTAAATTTACGTCACGGTATTATTTCTGTTCAAATTTTCGACCCACAAATTACACTAAATAATAACGAGCCTGAAAGTTGTTACAAACAGTATAAATTTTATAATTGCCAATATATTGGTACTGAAGGTATAGAATTTAGTTATGAATCAACTGATACTATCACAAGAAATGCAACTTTCATATATGACTGGATGGAATATAACGTAATGTATGATAATAGAAACGCTAATTACCTTGCACCAACCGGAGGTGAATAATGCAAAGCATATTTGTTAATACAAACGTATTTAACTTTTCTGACCCTCAACCTGGTTGGTTATTTCATGTTTTCTTTTTTAAACGTAATGGTGTATCATTAGTAGAAACTAGCCATTTATTAGCTGAATCTGCAACGTTACCATCGTTTGAAACTGAAACAGTAACTAAACAATATTTTGGTTCTGAAAAGACTTTCCCAGTATTAAGAAAATACGGTACAGATATTGAATTACTTTTTACATTAAGAACAGAATGGGCTGATAATAGAGAATTATTTAGATTAGCACATATTAATGCTAGATATTTACGTTCAAAAAATGAAAATTATCAGCAAGCACAAAATAAATCAATATTATATCCAATCCATCCTGAAATTGAACCATATCAGAAGAAAGGTGGTGATACTTGGAGATATACTGACTTAGAAAAAATAGTCATAAGACTAAAAGATAAAACTGGCTTTACTAAAAAATCTTATACTGATGGTAAAAAAGTAAACGATGACGATAAAGAAAATCAAGGTTTAGTAGAGTTTACATCTGAATACACATTTGAAAATTGTGTATTAAAGTCTATGAATTTTGAAGGTGCGTTAGATTATAACTCTGAAGATATACTAAAATGTAAACTAGTATACCATAGTGATATCTGGGAGTACAAACCATATGACGTTGTTACGCCTATAAACAAATAACTACCATCCGTCAAATGGATCATAATACTTTGGATTATCTTTTTTAGCTTCAGGATACTTGTATTCAACGAACGAATTGACATTATCTGTCGGTTCGTTCTTTTTATCTACATCTTTGGGTAAATCTTTGTTCATTTCTAACATATCGCTATCAACGCCAACATGACCTACTTTTTCGATTGTTGGAGATGAATCAAGGTCAAATGTTTCATCAAGTTCAACATATTTTCTTAATTCATCCATGTTATCAGTATTTAGATTCGGAGCATCAACCCATTCATGAGAATTACGCCATACACGTAATGTAAATGTATATGTAATGGGACTAGATAAGAATGTACTTCCTTCAGCAAATGCTTTAACATTAATAATTTCGTAGAACATTCCAGAATATTCTACATAAACTATATCCCCGATTTTTGGAACCGCCGCATTATATTTTTGTTTGTTAGTTCCCCATTCTAATTGAGATGCTTCTATAAAATGCTGTATAGTACATTGGCAAGTTAAAATTTCTTGGTATTCAATTCCTTGAATAGTATAGTTCTTTTGTAATGCTGGAACAGAATCAGCGTACATTTTTAACACAAATCTGCGTTCTACATTTTCTAATGGGTCTTCGCCGTATAGTCTATCAGCTTTAGTATCTATTTTCTTAATGTAATATTGAACTTCAATACCAAAATTAGAATACGCTTCAGATGTCAATGATGACATTAATGCTGCTTCAGCAGCATAGCAGTCATTATTTTTCGAATCAAAATATTTTTCTTTACTCCAGTCCTTATTTTGAACTGAACAACCACCGCCAAATAAGCGCGTAAATTCTGATGCATAATCTCTTGCCATATCAAATTATTTATAAATAATTCAGAGGTAATAAAATGACACTATTAGAAGCAAAAGCAATCCTTGAAGACAATGGTTATATTGTTGAAGGAAGATTTGGACGAGCATTAGGTGTTGGAGCATTAGCACTAGGCGCAATGTTAGGTAATGCAAATGCCACTGAACAGCGCGAAACACCAGTTAAAGAAATCTCTTCAGAAGTTCTACCGAGAGTGATTCAAAAAGAATTTGGCATTAAGAATGTTACATTAGATGCAAGTATGATTAAAAAACTTGGCGAAGATGTAAAAGCGCAAATTAAAACTGACTGGGAAAGTTTCGGTTATGATAATACTAGAATTACTGAAACTGATGGTTGGGAGCGGGCATTAATGATTAGAGATACATTAGAAGATGCAGCTCCATGGTTATGTAACTTATTTAGAAATGTTATTAATCAAGAAATGCATAATAAATTGAAAGTTACTCCAATGCTTTAAAATAAAAAACCAGGATTACTCCTGGTTTTTATTTTGTCCTTTATAAACTTAAATAACTAATAGCTCTTCAATAGCATTCTTTGCTTGGTCCATTGCCATAAACTTTATAGCTTGTCCACCAGCTTCAGTAAATGCCGTACAATTTTTACCGAAATCATCAATTAGCAATGCGTCTGGTTGGGCATAATACGCTTTTTCTTTACCAGTGTTAACAATAATTAAATGATGTTTATCTAAACCAATATTTGTTTTTAACCAGTTTAATCTACCGACTTTTGCTTCTTGTCCGTGTACAGCAGTTAAAATGAATAGTTCAATATCTTCTTGGTTACAAATATCTTTAATCCATTTAAAAAATGCTTTACCTTCAGAGGTCCATTCGATTTCTTCCCAGAATTTACTACCTGCTGAACGGATAACATCCCAGTTAACCTTATTACCTTTAATACAACTGTGATTTTCACATTGTTTCCTAAAGTCAGCGAGAACACCATCTACGTCTAAAAATATAGTTTTAACCATAATTATTTTCCTTCAGTTTCGTCAATTTGTTCAGATGAATCTGAAACAGATGAAGCATCTTCAGTTTGTTTAGTATCATCGCTAATATATCCATTTTCTTTTAAATACCTAAGTGCTTCGTCAAGTCGTGTCATAAATTCCTCTGTATTATTTATAATAAAAGTCAGAGTTCAACAATCCGGCCGGATGTTCCTTAGTAATAGTTAAAAAACATTCTTGAATATATTTTGGTTGGTCTTCCATAAATTCAAGTTCATTCTTAATTATTAGTTCTTTTCTTAAAAATTCACATAATGCAAATGCATCAATAATATCAGATGTTGGACTATTACCGGTTTTGCCATTTGTTACTTTTGGTAAGTCACTTAAATCTGGTTTTACACCGGTCCAATTTTCAAATGCATCACGCATGCCAATCTTATCAGCTGAGCCATATGCTGCAAAAAACTTTTTATTTTGGTTAGGAGTATAAAATTTTAATTTACAACCTTCTCTGAAAAGCGACATTTTAATATTACCTTCAAATTCTGCTAAACTAAAAATCATACCCGCTGCTCCAGACATAGAATAAGCATAGTCTTCAACAGCAATATATTCGCAATCTTTACACCAAGATACTATTTTATCACAAAACCATTGATACCTACGATAATTATTCAAAAAATCTTCAGGTTTATAATATTCTATACCAGGAAATATAGAATTCTTTTTAACTTTTGTAAACCCATGTCTTGTAATATTCAATACATTAAACTTTTCATCGACTTCTTCAATCACAACGCCAGATGACGAAATTGATAAATCTAAACCTGCTATAAGCATAACATCACCTCACAATATGTTATTTATAAAAATTGAGGTTATAAATAGAATATGGGTTTATTAAACGTATACAAATTCCAAAATAATATGACACCGTTACTTTCAAATAGATTTAAAGTAACTTTTTATACATATGATTTAAAACCTATAGGCGACCCTGAACAAGGTGGCGGTTATTATAATCCATCATTTGATGTAAAAAGTGTAGATATGCCGGCATGGAAAATAGACTCGTCAGATTCACGTAGACGTTTTGGTAATACCCAATATGTAATACCGCTTTTTGATTTTGCAAGTTCAACATTAAAAATATCATTCATTGAAACTGAAACAATGGATGTTACGAATTTTTTAAGTAGTTTATTATTCCCGAGCGGACAATATTGGATGACTGTAATTCCTCCAATTATTCAGATACAAATCGATGTATATGATTATTCATATAAGCAAAAAATATCATCAAAGATATACGCTTGCAGACCTAAATCTTTTAGTCAACCAGAATTTAGTCAAACAGCAAAAGGTGAACCAATTGAAATAGAAGCTGAATTTGCCGTTGTTTACGAATTGAATAGACTAATGGAAAAACTTAATGAAAAAACAGAAGATCTAACTAACTTAGTTAACAAAGATGAGTTAGCTCGCCGTGAAGAAGAAGCTGCGAAAGAATTAGCTACATATAATAATGAATTAACATCATTAAATGATGACCTTAAGAAACGCGCCAGAGAATTAGAAGAGCAACGACAGAAAGCTAACAAAGAATTCTTCGATAACATGAAAACTTTAGATCAAAAAGAAGCAAACTTGGTTGCAAAATATGGCGCTGCATATGATCAATTGTTAGATGGTATTAACCTCGATTTTTTACAACAACTTACAGGGGCTAATAAGAAAGACTTAAATTATATAGCTAAAACAAAATATGTTGCATATCAAAGGATGAACGGTCGTACAAAAGGTACTGATTTTGATTTACAGGCCGAATTTGAAAAACTATCAGAAAATCAACAAAAAATATTCTATTTATTAGGACTTGGTATTAATTTATATGACGGCATAGATAGCACAGAAGATGTGTTTTTACGAAAGTTATGGCTAGATTCAAATATAGACCCAGATGAAGCCGACAACTTTACGCCTGAACAAAAAGCAGATTTCGCTAAATTTGTAGAAAATATGGAAACTGTTGATAAAGCTGGTAAGCTTTTTGGTGAAAATCAAGAAGCACGAGATAAAGTTTTTCAAGCTGTTGTTAAATATGGAGGTTCACTTGTTGCTGCGCTTAATTCAGATCCAAATTTACGAGCAGAATGGGAAAAAGTAGCTGGCGTTAAAGGCGGTAAAAAGATAACTGAACCCAGTGGTAGTATCGCTGGCATGGGTGCAGCAGCATATCTTGAGATGACAAAAGACTGGGGCTATAATTACGGTGGTAAAGTAGGTTATGATACGAAAACTGGCGAAACCTTATTTATCGATGTTGCTACTAACAATGAAAATGACATTAAACGTGCCGAAATAAATGGTACAACTAAAGGCATCGATTGTAATGGTTTTGTTGCCGGGCTCCTCATAGCTGATGGTGCTAGTGGCTCATTACTTTGGAAAGGTTCAGGTCTTACACCGTATGGCCAAAGTCAAGTTATTGAACATGATGGTCCAGTTCAAGGTGGTGTAGTGGGTTTTAGCACATATGAAAGCACAGATCAAATGTATAAGGACATGGCAACACCAGGTAAACAACCAACACTTATACTATCTGAAAATTCAATAATTAAAGACGTATTAATTAAAGGAGGTTCAAATGGCGGCCCAGGTCATATTGTAGCAGAAGTTGGAATTGACGGTGAACGTTATATTGTTGAAAGTGCTGGCACTATTAAGAATAATGGTGTTAGAAGAACTAAAAAAGATGTATGGATGAAAAAATATGGTAGTGCATATAGATCTATGGACCAATATGGATTAATTACACGTAGATAATACATTAAAATCAACATAATAAATATAAATATATAAATTTTTAAGTGAGGTGAAAATTATGAGATCAGAACCAATTGATTTAAATAATGTTAATAGTGGCAATTTAGCATCTGCGCTTGCACAAATGAAAAACCAGATTCCAGCTGGAGCAGTATTATTGGATAAGACTTTGCTTCCGTCTCGAGGTAAGTTTTATCCCGGTGATTTATATGTCAAAAAGTTGACCACAATGAATATTAAAAACTTAGCAACGATCGACGAAAAAAATATTCAGGGTATTATTAATGGTGTTATCCAGTCTTGTCTTTTTGGTGTTGATGTTAATAAGGTATTAGTAGGTGATAAGATTTGGTTAATCTTCTATCTACGTTCATTCACATATAATGACATTCCATTTAAGCTACGTGGTGAATGTACAAAATGTAATACTATCGCAAACTATGAATACTGTTTGAGTAACCTAGAAGTATCTTATCTTGATAAAGACTTACCTGATGAATTTGAAATAGGTGAAGATAAGATTTCTATTAAGTTCCCCACTATTCAGACAGAAGCCGATACAGTTAAGTTAAAAACTAACGATCAGATTGTTGAAGAAATTGCATCCGATCTTTTAGATCTTAGTACATATGTTTATAAGGTAAATGGTAAAGAATTGTCTTTGATGCAGGCTTATAAGTACATATGTAATATGGATGCATTCTCCTTTAGTAAGCTTACAAATATTTTGACTGATTATGTCTTTACTGCTAAGCCATATGCAAAGTTTAAGTGTCCAGTTTGTGGTGAAGACATCAATCTTCCGATTTCTTTCATTCCGCAGTTCTTCTTACCAAAAGTTTAAGCTATAAATAATATATGATTAGCTTTCACGACTATGTAAAACAGGAAATGAATAAAAGTACCGACAACAAAGTTGTCGATACTGTTATTAATCCTGTTAAGGCAGAAGATACTATTGAGGACACGGTACCAAAATGTAATCCCAACACCTGGACAGCACGTGAAATTAATAAAGTAAAATACTTAATTTATAACAAAAAATTTTTAAATATCACCGAGTTAAGACAAAAAATTAAGGATGTATATTTTGCTAATGGATATGCAGACTATGGTTTTGCTAAACTCGATGAACATGACTTAGTAAGATACACCAAAGTAAAGAATATTCTCATGGATTCTTTCATGAATGAAACATCAGATGAATTAGATGTCGAATATTTAGCTAATAAATTTTTTGCTAAAGAATTAAAGAATTTAGATTGGAAACCGGAGGTTTATTAATATGTTTGATACAAACAAATTGTTAGAAATTAAGCTTCTAGTTGACCGAAAGATTATTGAAGAAACTTTGACTCGTATAGGTATTGTGGATAAAAAAGCAAAGATTATTTATCAGTCTTGTCATCTACTAGAGCAATTTGGTACTTTTTATTTAGCACATTTTAAACAGTTGTTTACTCTTGAGACTAGCAAAACTGGTTATCATGGATTTGGTAATGTTTCTTTAGAAGATATTGAGCGTAGAAATAGTATTGCATTCTTGTTAATGAAGTGGAATATGATTTCTGTTCAAAATGCACAGGAAATTGAACCACATACAACAAGAATAGATATTGTTAAACATGATGAAGCTAAAGATTACCAAAAAGTTAAAAAGTTTAATATAAACAATTTAACAAATGAGTTTCAGTAATAAAAACCCTAGGCTAAAACCTAGGGTTTATTTTATACTTCTTCGTAACCAAACTTATCAAACAAAGCATCACGCTTATTTGCTAGTTCATAAAGTGCTGTTTGATATTGGCTCTTAAATGAACTGCAATTTACTGAATGAATCTTTTCGGATGTCATACAATTTTCATAATAATTAACTTTCAAATAAACAAGGTCAAGACCTTTAATTTCAGCTTCTTTATATTTTCCTTCACTCTTAAGAGCTCGGATTTCTGATTGAAGCCTATCTACTTCTCGTTCAAATTCATTATATAGCATCATAAGTTATTCTCCTATTTTATTTTTGAATGTTATAAATATAGTTAGTGATTAGTTTACTGTAAATAGTAAATAGTAAAAAAATATGTAAAAAAATTCTTACAAAAGGTGAATCATGAAAATTAAATGTGATAATGAGTTTAAATCTTTTGAAGGTTTTCAAAAGAAAGTAGCAAGAGTATTTGAAATACGATTTGATAATTGTATTATAAAATGTTCAGCAGACCATAAATTTAAATCCGGCAATGATTTTAAAACAGCAGATACACTTTTATTGGGTGATACTGTAGACAATACTCAGTTTGGCAAAAGCATTGTAATGTGGATCGAGGACTTAGGTCGTCAAACTGTTATCACACCTGTCAGTGTTGATGGTGAAATATACGAAACGACTAACGGTTTAATTAATCATAACTGTAGTTTTATCGGTTCTTCTCAGACGCTCGTAGACCCAAATGTACTTGGTGAATTGGTTCAAAAAGAACCGTTAGAATATATGTATGATTTAGATATGTTAATTTATGAAAAACCAATACCAGGTGCATTGTATGTAATGGGTGTTGACTGTGCAACAGGTGTAGGCGGGGACTATGCAGCATTGCAAGTTTTAAAAATTAATTCGAGAACATCAATGGAACAGGTATGTACCTACCAGTCAAACACTGTAAATCCAGGTCAGTTTGCAAGAATTATTGATGCAACGTCTACTATGTATAATAACTGTTTCTATATATTAGAAAATAATGATGTTGGTCGTCAAGTATCAGAAGAGCTTTGGTATACATTAGAAAATACAAACTTAATTAATACAGATAAACACGGACTTGGTACTCGCGCAGATAAAAAGTCTAAGCTTGATGCATGTATGGAATTGAAACGCCTTGTTGATTCACATGCGCTTGCTATTGTAGATGCAAATACAATTTCTCAGTTATCTCGATTCGAAGAAGTTTCTCCAAATGTATTTAAAGGTGCTAAAGGAACACATGATGACGCTGTATCATCATTATACTGGGCAATTTATGCAACTTTACAACCTGAAATTGACCTTGATTCTTGTAAGGTAATCATTAGGGAAGACTTAGCAGAAAATAAGACCATTGATATGATGGCTGATGAGAATTATGATAGTGAAGAATTCTGGAGTGATTTCAAATAATGAGTGATTTACATTTTGCATATAACCAATATAACTATTGGAATATTCCATTGTATGAATTGCCAACACGAGGACAATTTTATAATCCTAACGCAATAATAAAATTGCGTAACCTTTCTGTAATGGAAGTAAAGTTCTTGGCTACATATCAGCCAGCGCTTGCCACAGAAATATGTAATGAAATATTATCAAAATGTTTGATTCTTGAAAATATTAAACTTGAAGATATTTATTTGCCTGATAGAATGTATCTAGTATTTTGGATTCGAAACAATAGTTTTACAAGTCGTAATGGATACAAATTAAAAATTAAACAATGTGAACATTGCAAGCAAGAATATGATGCAACAATTACGTTAGAGCAGTTTAATATAAAATATTTGGATAACAATTTTGTAGATACAATATATTTACCAGACACAAATATCCAACTTCCAATTGCTATTCCAAAATTTTATGAATCATTGAATAAGCCCCAAGATGAAATTGATACTGTCGCAATGTATATAAATTCAACGAATACATTTGCTGATAAAAAATTATTTGTAGAAAATTTGAGTGCATTAGATTACTCAGTTTTATATAATCATCTAGCATTGAACTCCTGCGGTTTTCAAGAGATGTTTGAAATAGTATGTCCACATTGTAACGGTATTAGTCACATTAACCTAAAGATTAATGATGAACATCTATTTAGCTCGGTAAAATTATTTGAAATTCTTGAAACTATAACTAGAATTAGTAAATATTCAAATATTCAGATTACAAATGATTGGTCTTGGGTTGAAGTTGAGATAGAACAACAAGTAATTAATAAGTTGATTAAGGAAGAAGAAGAACTTTCCCGCAAAGAACTTGCTAAAGCGAAGCAACAAGCGCATGTTCCTGGCGTTGGTTCTATTCCACATCACATATAATTTAAAAAATACAGATTTTAATTATTATGTAAATTTTTATTTACATAATAATTACTATATTTTAATTATTAAAATAAAATGAGGAAACAATGAAAGAAAAGGAAGGTTACATATCAAATGAGTACTTAAGAAAACTAATTGTCGATTTTAATCGTATGAACATCGATGATACCGGTGCATGGTGTCAGCCATATCTCAGCAAGTTAGAAAATAAGTATAAGAATAAGAAAATTGAAGAAGAAAAGTATCAGCAGAGTTTAGACTTTATCACTCGTAAGCAACAGCAGATTGCTGCTCTTCATAAGAAGTATGCAGAATTTACTGATGCTGAACGTAGACATTATAACTATGAATTTGATAAATTAAAAGCTGAAATTTGCGATGCGTTTATGAAAGTTATTAATGGTCGAATCATATCTTTCAAGTTAGTTACTACAAAGGCTTACGAAGATATTGAAGATATTCGTCAGGAATGTTTGATGACATTGTTCACATACATTAACCGATATGATGAAGAACGTAACAGTAGTGCATTCGCATTTGTTACACAGTTGATCACAAACGCAATTCTCCTATATCTAAACCAATTAAAAGACCGTCAAGAAAAAGAAGTTACAGGTTTGGATTTCTATGAAAATCTTAATACTATTGATGACTTTAAAGGTGAGTCTGAAGACTAATATAAATATCATAAAATTAATATTTGAGGTGAATTAATGTTAAACGCACATACAGAAGACCAAGATGGAAAAAATATTGCTATAATTTATTGCAAGGATACCAGTGGTTGTTCACACGTACGCCTACGTTACAATGCAGAATATATTAATGGATATACCATGGGAGTAATTCCAACTCTCATGCCATATCCAACTTTTGACACAGTTTATTTGTCTCGTGCAAAGTCTATTATTTTCCAAAGACCAATTACGGATTCTGATGTTCAGATTCTTACACGTTACAAAGAACTTCAACCAAAATTTGGGTATAAGCTAGTTGCTGAGTTTGATGACTTAGTGTTCATGACCGGTGAAGGCAAAGATGATGGTGTTCCTTCATATAACCCAGGTCATGATACGATTGTTAAACATATTGACAAGTCAACTAAAAATTTACAGACAAATATTGATATGTGTGACATGGTTATTGCATCAACACCATTTTTAAAACGTGTGATTGAAAAAATTTTCCATCATCCTAATGTTAAAGTAATTAAAAATGTTGTACCACGTTATTTGTGGAACTTTGAACGAAAGAAGAAAATTACTGAAGATATTAAAAAACCAAAGGTAATTTATTCTGGAAGCCCTACACATTTTAAAACACCTATTCCAACACTAAAACCTGGACAGCATCCAAATTTTCCTAATGGACATCCTGGTCAGCCAGGAGATAGAGGTGACTGGAAAACTGGGCTATGTGATTGGGTTATTAAAAATGTAAAAGAAGATAAAATAGATTTTGTCGTAATGGGTTCAGTACCATTCTTCTTTGATGAAATTAGAGACAAAATCCAATATATTCCATGGGCAGATTCTCATACCTTCCCTCGTAAGTTCATGGAAGTGCATGCAGACTTTAGTATTGCAACTGTTGTAGATAATTCTTTCAATAAGTGCAAATCCTCATTACGTTTTACTGAAGCTTGTGCATGCGGATGTGTCTTTATGGGTAATATCTTTGCAAATAATGATGACAGTCCATATCGTGAAATTCATAATGATGCAAAGTTTACTGACAAATCAACAGCTGAAGAAATTGATAAAATATTCTGGGCATTAACTAAAAAAGACAAATATAACGAAGTAATGAATTGGCAGTATGACTTCATTAATACTGGAAATTGCTGGCTGGAATCAGAAGGTCACATCAATGAAATGCTCGATATGTTTGATTCTAAACCTCGTAAAATTATTTAAAAAGTTCAGATAAAACATATTTTTTAATAGCTAATGTCTTCTGATATTAGCTATATTTTATTTCACTAAAAACAAAAGAAGGTAAATTATGAGACTAACACTATCAAATGGACGTGCATTTACAATTAAGGTAAAGTACGATGAAATTCCAAAGGAATCTGTTCAGAAGGATAAATATGGCCGACTGGTAGAAACCTATTGGTATGAACATAATACAACAGTAACTGTTGAAGAAGTAAAGGATAAACCTTATTCTAATACAATTTTTAAAGGCTTTTCTTATTGTTCATATAAGGACAGGTATAGTAAGAAGACAGGTCGAGAGTTGGCGTATTATAACGCAATTAGTGAAATGCTTAAGCAAGGCGTAATTAATTCTGAAGAAAGCGTAGAGCTCGACCACTTTAAACTTAATACATGGACTCAAGACAATAGAAAGGAAAAGTAATATGCAGATTGAATTAACTAACGGAAGAAGATTTCTAGTTAAAGTAACTTATAAAAACCATCCAAAATCTACATTTATACGTGATGAATATGGTCGCGAAGTATATAGAAGCTGGAATGAACGTGATACTTTAGTATTTGTTTCTGAATGGGAAAACAGCCAGCCGGATGCAATGGTAAAGTTTATTGGTATTGCACACTGTTCTTATCGTGATGTCTTCAAGAAGAGTGTAGGTAGAAAGATTGCTTATCTTAAGGCACTTCGTAAGATGGTAGAAGTTGGTGTAATCAAAGGTGAAGAACTTGCTGAAATGACAAGTTATGACCTTGATAGTGGTGAATATATTGTACCAAATGAAAATTAATAAATAAGGAGTTAAAGAAAATGACAACTGTAAAATTTAGTTCAACTATGACAAAGTTTCAGCCAATTATTAAGAAAGAAAATGTAATTGTCTGTTTTCAATTTAAGGTAGTAGAAGAAACTTCTATTCGTACATTTCCACAGCAATTCCGTGGTCAAATTGACTTGATGTCCGTTTTTAGTACAAATGCAACACAGGATGTTTGGTCAAAGATGAATATTCCTGTAAGTGACTACCGTATGAATTACAATATTACTTTTGGTGATAAGACTTTCAAGGGTAAGCTTGAACAGATTGATGCTGTTCGTAAGGAAAATTCCGACGGTACTTGGAAGACTGAATATACTTTAACATTTGTTAAGGAACTTGAAAATGACCTTGATACTAACCTGAGTTCAATGCTCAAGTACAAGGCAGTCGACCCCGAATCTGGTAAGAAGCAGCTCGTTCTCTTCGATACTACTCTCGAGGAAGAAGTTTAATTTAGGAGTAAAAATATATGAGTAAAGAAATGAAGTTTGACGTGGAAGCACGTGAAAAGATTTTGAATGGCGTTAATAAGCTGGCTAACGCAGTTAAGGTAACTCTTGGTCCAGCAGGTCGCAATGTTATGATTGCAGGTCATGGTTCTCCACTTGTAACTAAAGATGGTGTAACTGTTGCCCGTGCTATTGATTTGGAAGATGCATTTGAAAACCAGGGTGCACAGCTTGTTAAGGATGTTGCATCTAAGACTAATGAAATCGCCGGTGATGGTACTACTACGTCTTCTATTCTTGCCCAGGCAATTGCACGTGAAGGTTTGAAGAATGTTGCTGCTGGTGCAAATCCCATCGAACTCAAGAAGGGTATTGATGCAGCAGTAAATGCAATTATTACTGAAATTGATAAGAATGCAGTTAAGGTAACTGATAAGACTGCAATTGCACAGGTTGGTACAATCTCTGCGAATGGTGATGAAGAAATTGGTAATCTTCTTGCTAATGCAATGGAAAAGGTTGGCACTGATGGTGTAATTACTATTGAAGAATCTCGTACCGCAGACACTGTTCTTGATGTTGTTGAAGGTATGCAGTTTAATAACGGCTATCTTTCACCATACTTTGCAACCGAAGAAAACATGAGTTGTGTACTTGAAAACCCGTATGTTCTTATGTATGGTCATAAGATTTCTACAATGAAGGATATTTTGCCGCATTTGGAATTTAGTGCTCAGCAGTCTCGTCCGCTTCTAATTATTGCAGAAGATGTTGACGGTGAAGCACTCGCAGCACTAGTTGTCAATAAGATGCGTGGTGCATTGAAGGTTGCTGCAGTTAAGGCACCTGGTTATGGTGATTCTCGAATTAATAACCTTAAGGATATTGCAGTTCTTACTGGTGGTATGTTCATTTCTGACGAACTTGGTATTAAGCTTGATGAAGCAATTCCCGCTGAAATTCTTGGTTCAGCTAAGTCAGTAAAGATTACTAAGGATTCTACAACCATCGTAGAGGGACTTGGTGAAGCTGACGCAATTGCAACCCATATTGAACAGCTTAAGTCTCAAGTACAGAGCACTGAATCTGACTATGAAGTTTCTAAGCTTCAAGAACGAATTGCTAAGCTTTCTGGCGGTGTAGCAGTAATTAAGGTTGGTGCAGCAACTGAAGTTGAAATGAAGGAAAAGAAGGATCGTGTTGATGATGCGCTTCATGCAACTAAGGCAGCAGCTCTTGGTGGTATTGTCCCTGGTGGTGGTGTTGCTCTTATTCGTGCAGCATCTGCAGTTGATTCAATTACATTGTCTAATGATGACCAGGCTACTGGTGCTGCAATTATTAAGCGTGCAATTGAAGAACCGCTTCGTCAAATTGTTGCCAATGCAGGCGGTGAAGGTTCTGTAGTTGTTAATAAGGTTAAGGAAGGCAATGGCGGTTATGGTTATAACGCTAAGACTGATACTTATGAAGACCTTATTAAGGCAGGTGTTATTGATCCAGCAGTTGTAACTATGACTGCATTGAAGAATGCGGCGTCTGTTGCTTCTATGATTCTTACCACAGAATGTGTAATCTGTGAAAAGAAGGAAGAACATGAATGCCAGTGCGCAGCTCCGACTATGGGCGGAATGCCGATGATGTAATTTATCATTTACTCCCATTAAATTAAAAGACTCAGATAGAAATATCTGAGTCTTTTTGTTATTAATTAATTTAATTACTAGTTTTGGCGAGTAAATGAATCAGCAGTGTTTCTAATTGCTCCCCAACCTGTATCGTCATCAGATACTGCGCCAGACTTAATATCAGCTTGCTTAATACCGAGACGATTCTTAAACCAACGAATTACACTTTCTGGACTGTAAAGTTCAGCACCATTGAATGCATCATTCAAAAGCTTACATACGAAATGCTTACCAGAATTGTCGCTAAGAACTTCAAATACTTCATCACTCTGTACTGGCTTATACTTGACCATCTTTGTAACTGTCGCAAATACACGGTAACGATGCTTGAATCTTGAACCAGTTGCTAGTGTACCTTCCTGGATTCTCTTAACACCCTTAAGAGTTTTGAGGGTGTCAAGCAACATCTGTAAATCTGTACGACCTGCGCGGATGGCATTAGCTGCAACAGCCTTCTTTGTAGCACGGGTCTGTTGGTTAGACCAACTATTGTGGATAGACTTATATTCGTCAACTTTATAAACTAAGTCAGTAATATACTTTGCAATCTTAGTAGAAAGGTCAATATTGTCCTTTTCAAGATACTTATTAACAGCATCATTCTTAGAAGTATTATCAAAAGGATAGACAACACTCTGAGTAAATGTAGCATTCAATACCTTAGAAAGCTTATCTGGGTCATCAACAGTAACCATATAACCATCCGGAAGTTCTTCAACTCCATATGCATCATCATCTAATTTACTAATATCAAAAGTATCATCAAATGAATCACAGGTATATGCAATAGTAATGCATGCCTTCTTTTCAAGACCTTCAAGCTTAAATTGGATAGGCATAATGACGTCATCAACACTATCCAATACTCTATCGCTATTAAAATAAAGCACAACTTCTGGTTTTTCTACTGGTAAACCTTCCATTTCTAACATTTCATAGTCGACGGCAATATCGTCTAGCTGAGACTTTGCAATTGTTTTTTCAAATAAAATCATAGTAAATCTCCTAGGCTTTATGTTATTTATAAATATTACAGAATATTTTAAAAATATTTTTATAAATAAAAATATAGAACCATTTATATAATAATTATTATAGGAGAAAACTAAAATGAATCTATTTGAAGCAAAACATATTCTACAGTCTGTAGGATACTCTGTTAACAAGGACTATGTTGGTGAAGCATGTGCTCTCTTGGAATCCGCAATCCGTCGTCTTCCGGGTAAGATGATTTCCGAAATGTCTAAGGCTCGTGCTGATAAGGCAAAGAGTATGAAGGTTGCTCATGCTGACCTCGTTGCACGTGTTGAGCAGGACATGGCATCTATCGACTCTAAGAAGTCCAATTTTGAAACTGGTAAGGCAAAGACTTCCCAGATGGCAAATGCTGGTGAATATTTGTCAAACTTTGAGCTATTGAATGATGTAGCAGATGAATTGGATGCTTTCGGTCTTGAAACTCTTAATAACTTCAAGAATGATGGTTATCTTGCTGCATGTGAAGAAAATGATGCAACACTCGTTAAGAAAGCTGACAAGGGTAATGGCGCTGGTGACGGTGGTAACTATGCTACAGCTATTGCAAATGGTGACGTAAAGCGTGCACTTACTGTTATCCTTAACCGTATCCGTTCTGGTTTCGCATCCGAAGAAGCTAAGCAGCGTGCACTTGCCGCTCTTGATGAAATTGCAGCAATGGAGGGTGCAGAATCCGTTATCGCTCGTATTGACTCTGCTCGTGAAAAGCTTGGCGCACTAGAACTTGGCGCTCGCGCACGTAGTGCAGCTGACACTTATACTGCAACCCTCGTTGACGGTATTAATCCCAAGCTCGTAGTTGCAGTGATTAAGAAAGCTGGTATCGGTGACGAAGCTATCACTATGGGTGAAGACTCCGTAACATTCGCTGCTCCTGCTGGTAAGGCTGCTAAGGCAACTGAACTACTTGCTGCTCGTGGCATTGAAGTTGTTAAGAACGAACGTGTTGCTGCTGCTGGTGGTGCTGGCGCACAGGAAACTCAGACTATTATCGTTGATGATGTCGAAATTGCTGAAGTCGGTCTCGAAGATGTTAAGATTAATTACACTATCGGTGAAGACGGTGAAATTACCTTGACTGGTACAGCTAAGCAGATTGCTAAGGCTATCGCTGAAATCGAAGCTGTTGGTGCTGAAATCATCGGCTAATTCTAGCTTAAATAACATTTTAAAACCGGTTGGTATTTGCCAATCGGTTTTATTTTATAAATAGATTAAGAGGTATATATGAATATTAATGAAGCACAAAAAATTTTAAACCATGCTGGTTATATTACTGAAATGTCAGCTGCTCGTGCAGCAAAGTCTGATTGTGAAGAAGCTGCACGACTAGAACGTGATATGGCAAGCATCGACTCTAGACGTTCAAATTATGAACGTGGTAAAGCACAGTCTCCCGAAATGATAAACCGTTCCAGTTATATTGCTAATTATAAAGCATTAAAGCGCTTAGGTGACGCGGGCAAACTATCCGATTATGATAATGAAACTTTGCGTATCTTCATTGATGCTGGATATCTTGAAGCATGTGAAAACGATGATGCTACTCTTGTCAGTAAGGGTAACGGAACTCACACTACATCATCTGAACCTCGCGCTCCACGTGCATCTGCAAAGGTTAGTTCTTATACTACATATTATGATGAAGGCATTAAGCCCGGCGTTTTGAAGGCGCTATTAATTATGAGCGGTATTACTGATAAACCGGTATTTGACGAAGAAGCAATGTCTATGACATTCAATGCTACACCTGAACAAGCAGAAAAAGCAAAAGCAAACTTGGCACGTAGATATGGCATGGAAGTTCAATCGAACGGCCCGGTAGCAACTGGCACATCTGCTCCTGCTGCGTCTAATGAACCAATTAGTGAAAAAAATATTTGGGTTGATGATGTTGAAGTTGCCGAAATTGGTCTTGACGGCGAATCCGTAAAGTATTCAATAGACAATGAAGGCGGTATCTGTTTAACTGGCACAGTAAAGAATATTGAACATGCAATTAAAGAACTTAAAAACGTCGGTTGTGAAGTTAAAATTAATGAATCAACAAATGTATTTAAGACTGCAGGTTATTTCGCAGACGTTGAAATTGACGGATAGTTTAGAATTATATTAACTAAAAATGACTGGATTTTCCAGTCATTTTTCATATATAGAATATGCAAATTGTTTATAAGTGCCATTGGCCAAATTGTGATTATTGCACAGAAAATCGGAATGAGATTGAGTACCATCATATAGTCCCACGCGAGCTCTGGCCGCGTTTAAATTCTCAGGTGGTACTTTCTTTTTGTCCAACTCATCATCGCCTTATATATCATCCAGAATGCAAATATGGGCATCATAGCATAGCAGGTGACAATAAGCTTCAGATAATCCATATATATCCGACTTCTGATATACATGGTTATGCAGTAGAATATAAAAATGCCCGCGGAGATACCTTCTTTGAATGCTTTGAAGGCGATTACCGCGAGCCAAAAGAATTAGATTATAAGTTTACTCCGAAATATTAATCAAGATTATTTAGCGCTGCTAAATTTCGTAGATTTTCTACTAATGCTTCATATTTTTCTGGTTTACCATCAGCGATGGGTTTATATAACATTTCAAATGATCTTTTAAACTTTTCACTAAAACTAAACCTATCATCAATGATCGTACTTCTATATAATACAGTATTCCAGCAATCTTGTTGGTCTAAACCATATGGAATATATGATATCAAAATATCAGCTTGATAAACAGGAGTACTATCGGCTAATGCATATGTGTTTGATAACCTAACTGATAATGGCGGTTTTCTTCCATAATGATTATCTGGCTTGTTAACCCAAAAATCAAAACTGTAAGTATTTATTTTTGTACAATGAGGATGTTTAGCTACCCAATCTGCAATCATTTCTAAACTTTCACAATTAAATAAACTACAAAATACGTTTTCCATAATTAATAATATAGCAATTTTTATATAAAAATAAACCAGCAAAATTAATTGCTGGTTTTTATTTAATTTTTATTATGAATTAAAATACACGCGGTGGATTCATGAATAACTTATCTGCATATTGTATTGCTGTTTTATCGCTATTGTAAACAATCAATCCAGTCTTACGTTCAGGTAGTTCACCCAATGGCCAAGTCATCATTGTACCTTGCTTAACACCATCAAATGTTACAATACCAACACCAACCTTTGTTTTATCATCTGGCAGAGAAGTTTCTTTAACAGTACCAGGTAGAATTACAGATATATCAAATCCAGCATCACTTTCAGCTTGACCATGTAGATATACTGTTGCCTTTTTTACTCGCGGAATATCAGGATTACCTTCAAAATAATCAGTAAACGGGTCAGTATTCGGGATAATTACATACGGATATTCTTTCAATGCCTGTGCGACCATACCTTTCATATCAAGTAAGAAACTTTCTTCTTTCTGATACTGTTCAAGATGCGCCTGAATATCATAAATTTGTTTAATCATTGAATCAATATTGTCAGCCTGTGCGATAATACGACTAGTATTTGAGTTATACAAAATTAACCAGCCGTCATTTTCATCCTTAATGATATTAACAACCAATCCAAGTTTATTTGACTTAGACTTAATTTTAAATTCGGACCCAGTGTCAATATAATTCTGAAGACGTTCCTTCATACCAGCCATCTGAGTAGCAGTTGCGTCTTCATATCCTTCTTTAATTATACCGTAACCGTTTTTTAACAAAACCTTACGAGCTTCATCCATTTGATTTGTCATAATAAATTCTCCTATTAATCTATTTATACCATTTAATCTAATGAATTAATTGCAAGGTAATTATTTATTTGTTCCATGATCGGCTCTGCATTATATGGTGTAATTGTAGTATCAAGAAAATCTCCGCATGTCAACTGACTACCGATTGGACATATATAAGTTTCCATTGTCCCTAATTCTGAATGATAGAAAAAACAAATATTACGCCCAACCTTAAATACCCGTTCAGCATCAGGCATCATTTTACCATTAATAATTACTTTCATACTAATCCAACTTGTTCAAAATGTTATTCATCTTATAATTATGTATGGCAATAATGCATTGTTCTAAATTACTACAATTTTTAACAAGGTCTATATAGATTTTAAGTTGGTCTTCAGATAAACTATGGTCATTAATTCGTTTACCTAGGTCACCATTTTCATATATGCAAACATTATACCCGCCTAACCAATGAACATCTAAATAAATTAGATCTTTCTGAAACTGTAAGACTGATGACATTGCCCATAATTCACGTAATTCCCAACCTGCCTTGTATAATGTAGCTGATGCATAATCTAACCCTATATCAGTATATTTAGGTCGTCTGCGATACTTAATCCAACGCTTATAAAATGATTTAATTTTTTCAAACATTATTAATCTAATTTATTTAATGTATTTTTTAAGTCAACATTATAACAATGTAATTCAACCAACTTTTTATATTTTTCCGGTTTCTTTGCAATATCATTCATTAAGCATAACCACTGACCTTTAGCTCTACCTTTTTGTCGCCAGGGCCTATAATGAATATTGATTGAATGTTCTTTCCAAAATGATACTAATCCATAGTCATGTTCATTTTTTATATCACATGTACTAACCCATGTTCTACGGGTATCTCCAAATTTAATCCGTTCTGCCCGCCAGCCCATATCATCCCACAATACAGGAGTTATGTCAACAGTTAAACCGGTTTTTGTATGTAGATATGAATAAAACTTTGGTGAATGACGCCATCCTAATTCATCTGTAAAAATATGCTTACATTTTTTTAAATGCTTTTCCATAACTATACCATTTAAAATAATCGTAAACATACCACCAATAATTGGCAAACAAGCAGAATGTTATAACTAAAATAAAAAATGCTACAATTCCAATTCCAATAATTCTGCAAAACGTTTCAATCATTAATTATTTCCGTTAATCAAGAGCCTTAAGTATTTTTCCAATGGTATCATTATGAACTTTTGCCCATACGCTTTTTAAACCGGCGGTTTCAAGAATGTCTTTAATTTCTAATTTATACATATCAGAACCAAGTGCAGCATCGTAATCTGGATAACATCGTCCAGGCATAGTTAGGTATATATTTATACCGTCATATACTTCAATTACAAATTTTTCGGCTTTACTTTGATAACAATACCTACCATGGAATATACCGACATATTGCCATATATCATCTCGTTGGCAATTAACATAATTATTAATGTTTGCTGCAATATCTTGCCCGCGTGTAAGTCGTTCAATATCAAACTTAATCATAGTTTTTCCATTGCGATAAGGTTACTAATTTGTCTGACATGATATTCTATGTTTTCAGTCGTTAGTCGTTTCCAACCATAACCGTAATCAATTACTTCATCACTTACAAACATACGCAAGTCTTTAGCCGTATTTAATATCATGTAACTAAAAATATTACTACGCCATATGCCGACATCATAAACATCGATCATTCCAATATCGTCACTGTCGGCTATCCTATATTTAATTTCCATTTATTTTATATTCTCCAACGCTACAAGAGTTTGCAAATTGTATATGTGGTAAAGCAAATTATCATAGGTTAAGGTAAATCTTTTATTATTATATTGTATTTCATCCCCGACAATTGCATATTCATGTGTTTTAGTTTTTGTATCTTTAAAAATACCGTTAAAACTAAATCCAGGTAAACCCCAATATGAGCATGATTGATATTCGATATCACTACACGAGTAATATATCTTATCCCTTGAAAAATTTTCCATCCGTAGTTTAATAGTCATGTATTATCCAAGTTTATCAACAGCGTCCCTAAGTTCATTAGTCTAACTTGTCCAATGTATCCAATGTAATACTGTTGTTTAACACCAAAATTGTGTCTTTATATTCAGAACATTTAAGTAATTCATATACTGTTTCAGTCAACCGGTCAAATGATGAAAACTTAAAACTGTCCAAAATTTCCCAACCACGAGCCACACTTATAACTAAATTATCCGTTTCAACTCGTAACCAGTACCCCTTTGATGTATTATTTAATAAAATATGATAACGACCCCGGTTAACATCATAGGTTGAACCAGTTTTATCCTTTATTTTCCCATAAAAAGAGTCTATAATCCAGTTACTGATACAATTACGAAAATTAGTCTGCCTGGCAATGTACTGTTTTGTAATAATCTCATCTTTCATATAATACAATATAATAAAAAGGCTGACTTATGTCAACCCTTTCTAGTCTAGCTTATCTAATATGTCATTAATTATTTTATTATTCTCTTGAATAGCAAATTGACCTGGATTACTCAGTGCCGCATCAAGTTTCATGTAGTCCGTCATCTGGTCATAAAATTCTGAACAAATGTCTACCCACGACCATTCACCTTGTTTTACATTGCCCGACCGGTAAAGCGTCCAGCCTGTACTACCGAATATTATGATAAATTCATACAAATTTATAAAGTCACTGGTTATGTCATAACCTAATTTTTTAACATAGTCCAATATCATCTCTCGACTTATTTGCAATTTTTCATACTTCATAACTATTTACCCGATAAATTCATCCCAGTTCATCCAGTGATTTCTCAATATTAATGTTATGGATCATTGTAACTACTTTCCCCAGTTTCAGAAAACTGTATGATTTTACTTATATATTCCTTTAAAGTACTGGCATCCTTTATATCCTTAATTACTCCATCATAACAGTCTAACATATGTTTTGCCACAAATGACATATGTATTTTATTAGAACATGGATCATAAACTATAAAAAGCTTAACATAGTCATTTGCGTCCCGCAGTCTTAAAACACTGCCAAATTTAGCTCGGGACAACGTAATCCAACTCTTATTTTTAACAGCTTTTTCTATATGGTCTAACGCCTTATTAAAATTATTATATCTCGTCTTGTTCACCATGATATATTATTCCAGATGGCCAAGCGCACTCTCCATATCCATATTATGAAATACTTTCCTCATACAGTAATCATCGTTACACCCGATTAATTCCTCGATATGCCTATAAAATACCATCATGTTCACATTAATATCATAACACGTAGTGGCAGGTGTAAACAACTGCCCTCGCATATATACCAGCCTAATATAATTATCATGAGCATAATTAATACGTAGTTCTTCAGCCTCCAGTTTATGCCCCATCCGCAAATATGTCACCATATAGCCATTATGCTCCTCGACTTTCCACTTATTATTAGTTCGCCCGCCCTTAAAATATTCATAATTAATAGATTCAATTATCTTATTATACAAAATAATATAATTTTCATGTCCCATATATTACAATATAATAAAAGGATTGACTATTGTCAACCCTTTATATTTTCTTAATTTATTATATTATAACCAATTACTATCTATCTAAGAAATTCCCCATAGGCAAAAAATTTCTGGAAAATTTTTTCAAAACCCAGCCCTTCCCGTTTTTTCACCCATTTCCTATATAATTATCCTTAAGGCTATTTCCATATAATAATATACAAAAAACCCAAATTTTTCCCCATAGGTAAAAAATTTCTGGAAAATTTTTTTGAAACCTGGCCTTTTCAATTTTTCCTATGGTTTCCCATATAATTATCCTTAAGGGGAATTTCATAATATATATCTAACCCATTAGGCAAAAATCCTGAAATTTTTTCTAAAAGTAAAAAATTTTTCCCGGCCTTCTTTGAGAGAAAAAACCTCGGCCTATAAGGCGTATATAAAAAATAGGCCCCGGGCCCCGGTATATATGCAGCTTAATACTTTTTTTGGAAGGCATGGCCCCCCGGGCCCCCGGTATGTACTGGGACGTCGTCATATAGGCCTAAAATAGGCCATATATACTGCCTATACGTATGTCGTAATATACGTCAGATATGCTGACATTTAGCCATATTTAGTCAGCAAATGCGTCGTTAAAACGTAGGAGTCCGGATAGCAATGAAGAGACCAGACTGACTAGACTAGTCAGTCCAGTCTGATTCGTTCATCGTTACTTAAGCATACTGACAATCTTCTTGAGCTTCAAGTCTTTCATGATGCTGTTAGTAGCGACTTCGATTGCACACAAGATATCATCGATTGCATCCTGACCGTAATCGTTGATGTCACTGAAGTCATATGCACAACGTGCCCAACCTGCAGATTCGCTGAATCTTTCCCAAGTAGACATATCGTCTTCGTTATTACCGACACCAATAAGAACGACAAAAATCATATCGTCTACAGGATGACGATACACATTCCAGTGTTGTTTCTGTTGATTTTCATTCACAGTAGTGAACGATGCACAGTTGTGTTTCTGATCAAGCGTAATGTTCACACGCTGTTCACAAATCATTGCAATGATGCTGACGTTTTTAACGATGTTGATAAATTCCATATTAGCCTCGAAATAATTATTGTAATCATTCATTCGATTACATTTTAAATATAGCTAATTCTGAACTTTTTGTAAATCAAAATATTATAAAATAAAAAAGCTCGATTAATCTATGTGATCAATCGAGCCAGGTCTTTTAACCGTTAGCAGCAATAGAAGCCTTGCTAGCCCAGTTCTTATATTGAGCCGGGATGTTATAACCGAGCTTCTTTGCACACTTGCAAATTGCACTAAGACGAATCTTGTTCTGCAGCATCTTGCTGTAGTCACCGTTCTTCATATCGTTTTCCCAGTCAGGATGACATGCGATAACGAGACGATTGTAAACCTTCGGCTTAGATACAGGCTGGCCATAGTTAAAACGATAACCTAAGTCATTGGTCTTGCTCATCATCTGGTCATAAGTCACTTTAGCAACCTGTTCAAGCCAAGCAACATCACCGTGAAGAAGATGCTGGATTTCAACATCGGTCCAGTCATGCTTCTTTGCAGGCTTCTTGCGCTTGTTAGTAGATGCTACAACATGATTTACATCACTGACTTCGATTACATTGCTGTTGCCGTTAGTAATTGCAGACTGGTTGAAAGTAATCGGGCTTGTTGCGGCAGTCGGTACAACCCTGGGCTTTGCAGGCATTGCCGGCATTGCCGGCTTAACAACAGGCTTGTTAACAACAGTGGTCTTCGGTACAAAAACAGTCTGCGGCTTGGGAGTGCACTTCGGAGGATTCAAGAAGACATAAATTTCACGAGGCATACGATAAGAAAGACCCCAGAGAATACGACCGACATGATTAACAGCATTAGCTACAGTAAGCTTCTGCTGATAAGTTGCACCGGACCAGCTGCGATTCATTTCATTGAAAGTCTTCAGGTTTGCATTGTAGTTGACATAGAGAGTATTGAAGTTATTCTTCATAGTTTCCTCAAAGTAATTATTGTAATCGTTCATTCGATTACGGTTTAAATATAAAAAAATAATCAAAAGTTGTAAATTAAAAAAGTTTAGATTTTATTTATCGTCATTCCACAAGTAACATTCAGTCGGCTTAAACTGACTCAAATAATCGAGCGCTTCATTAATGACTTCATCACGAGTCTTATACTTGAAAACTGTCTTGGCCCCGTCTTTAACGTTCTGGATAATGACATCGGCAAATCTTGAATCATGAGTCATTTCACTTGACATGGCCAGAGTTTCTTCACCGTCTTTGACAGTATAAACTTCGATTACTCCGTTGGGAATAATCTTTCGTAAATCACGATTATATTTATCAAAAATACTCATAATAGTACCTCTTGCTTCAAATATAGAATTATTTTTTATAAGTTTAAACTAGTTGCCTGATATAAAAATTAAATATTGTTTTTATTTACATTTTTAATTAAAAATGCTATATTTACAATGTAATCGAATGAATGATTACAATTACTTTTACGAGTTTGGTATGAAAATCGAATACATGAAACGTTTCAGCGACAACTTTGTTCCATGGTCTATCACTCATACTGATGCAGAATCGGTCAAAGCATTCTTCTTTCAATTCGCTGACCATTACGGAAAGTGGGGTGATTCGGTGATCGCTTACCGTGTCGATGGTGGTGAGATTATCTATCCTGAAGACGAAGTGAAGTTCATCAAGAACAATGAATACGTTCAGGATATGATTCAATTCTTTTTTAACGATGACATTGAAGCAGCCAAGCGTGCTCGCAAAGCTCGTATGTAATTTAGGATTGATTGGAAATAAAATTCCAATCTTTTCTTGTTTACAAACGGTTTTAATTTAACTATATTTACTTATGTAAACAACGAGGTTAATATGTCAAAGTTTGTTAAAGTTCTTTTGGTTGTTCTTGTAATACTGTTCATTATCGGTTGCATTGTCGGGAATTCTCACTGTGCTTCCAATCTGTGTACTTGTCTTGAATCTCTTCTCGCTCTGGTCACTGGGATTCTGATGAACATTGTCCATGGCTTTACATGGATAGTCAGGTCTATTTCCGGTTTGTTCTAATGAGATTAAACTAATGGCTTGGTATAAAGTTGAACTATTCAAAAAGAATGGCATAGATAAGAGACACGAAAGCACTTTTCTGTGCGAGTCACTGGATGAGATAAAACAGGAACTACTTCGCGATGTCTGTCGCCCCGCGGTTGAAGGTCGCTATATCGAAATCAGTAACGACGATACTAACACTTTATTAGGCTGGCTTGACTGTACTCAGAATAGGTGGGAAATCAGACTACACAATCTAATATTAGACCTGGCGATTAAAAACTTATGACCTCGATAAAGAAAGACCGGAAGTAAAATTCCGGTCTTTTCTTATTTACATTTTATATCAAAATTTTTATTTTTATAATATAAAATCGAGGTGAATATGTTACATCTTTTAATTTTTATCGTCTTAGGTTGTATCTTCGCTACGAACTTTACGAGATGATTCGGTCACAGTCGGAATCGAAGTATCTGTCTGGAGAGTTCTTACAGTTGAACATGTCGGAAGCGGCATCCAGAATCAGATCGTCAACGACCAAGAACCAGTGAGGGATGTAAAGGTAAAACTCTTGTTCCTTTTCTGGTAACTGTTCGACATACGATTCGAGTGAATCACGGGACAGATCACCAAACATGTCCTTGACCTTAACCAGTTCTGACTGTTCGAAGTCTTCTGGATCCAACCACCCGTAAATCGAATCAACACGGTACAAACCATATACAAATTCAGGTGTATATCCGTACTGGAGGAGTTCGTATTGGAGTTCCTGGTTAATTTTCTTACAGTTGTCTCTGACGGATTCGGTCTTCGGGATGAAGTCAGAGAGGAGTTCATTTATTTCGGAGGCGAGCTCCTTGTTTGATTCGGGATTAACTACTACATTCATGTTGTATTTATGGAGAATAAAATCTAATATCTTTTCATTTACAATTAAAGATTAAATTTCTATATTTAGAATATCAGGAGGTTACAATATGTTTAAAAAGATAATTAACTTTGCCCGTTTTGCATACTCTGCAACAATTGAAGAAACTAAGAACCCGGAACCTGTCATCACTGGACAGTCCAAAGCAAACTGGTTCGCAAACAACACGAAGACAAAAAGGAGATTCAAGTAATGGAAATGTTTCTCTTAGGCCTGCTGATTTGGTTTGTCTTGTTCAGCACATAAGGTTTGACCTCGATAAAAAGAACCCGGTCCTTCGGGATCGGGTTTTTGTTACGGTAATTTGTCAATTGAGTTAGCTAACTGATGCTCCTTGTACATTAGAATATATTTTTGGGGTTGCTCAATCATTTCAAGTAATATATGAGCGATACCCTCACGACTATTTACTTCTAAAACAAGCTCATCTTCATCACCATAGTCTACAACTCCTGACCAAAAATTATAAAGACAAATGTTATCATATTTGTCGTTGACAATACAACTCATGTCTTCATCTATTGTAATTAAAGCGTCACGCGCTTGTCGTTCCAAACTACGGATCAAGTCAGGATTAGAAAGGTCAAGGTCTTTAATCAATGTTTTCATCCATTAACAGTTCAAGGTATTCGTTATTATAATCAGTTACTTCCTGTGAGAATTTCTCTCGGAACCTTTCAAGCCAGGAATCGATTTCGGAATCGACCACCACCCACTGGCGAATAAAGATGTTATTATTCAGAAGGTAAGAGTCGTTTGCCAGAGTTATAGTCCAAGGATAAGAACCTGGAACCTGATCCTCCTCACCGGCTGTGACAGTATAATCACCATAAGGCATAATCCTGACGTCATACGGGTTAATATCTGGAAATAAATCTGACGTTTTAGTCCAGAGGTCAGATAATCGGTTAATCATCATGGATTTGTTCCTTTTAGAGATTGGTTTCGAGTTCGAGCGCTGTTATCAGATTCTTAGACTGAAGTATAAACTGACGAGACTTGTCAACCAGAGAAGACAGGTAAGTCTCTGGGTTGTGAGACAGTAACCAGTCCTTACCCTCGGCCATAGTCTTATACTCTATTTCACGGTCGAAAATTTGGCAAAAGCCTGAATCCCCAATGTATAATTCCAGTCTTGGACGAATATAGTATATCCATTCTCTACTGACCAGATTCTGCCGGCGAATAAAAACTACCGATGCTCTGGCATTGATTGCCGTATCCCTGGCCAACTCCCACCTGGTATAATTTCTGTCACTAGATACTCTGACTGTATCTGTTTCTGGATATAGTTTGAGCAGTTCATCCTGTAACAGTGCCCAGTCAGATTTTACAAGTGGGTGTGGATTTCCCTGTGACCAGGTACGAATTGCTTCGTCCTTGACCTTGGCAAGTGTTTCCCAAGGATAAATTCGTCCGTTACTGTTAACATCACGAGGAGATGACTCCCAACTATATTTACCGTCAAGGTAAGCTACTAATCGGTCATTCTGGTGTGTCAGTGTCATTTTCTGTCTACAATCCTTTTTCCAGGAACATATTCGTGTATCTGTTCTGGTAATCAAGGAAAATATTTTTCATGTTCTGTGGCCAGGATTTAAACCAGTCGATAATTTCTTCTGGTTCACCGTCACAGTTATAGGTAAAGATCTGGTCACCTACTGTAGCAGTTTCCTGGAACAGTTTGATTCTGAAATGGAACGGGTCATCGTCAATCGTATTCAATAGGACGTAAAGGTCACCTGACTTCCAACCGTTATAGATATGGTCTCGGTCTAGAATCCCGGGCTGGAACTGGTCAGTGATTTTTTCTACCTGTTCTCTGATACTGTGAATGGTTGTTTGCTGTTCAGTCATGGTTTAAAACGTGTAAAGGGTTAAAGGTTTGGTGGAAAGCTAGAGTTCCGTCTGGTAACTTATCGATGATATCTTCCAGCTGGTAATGTTCTAGTTTCTGAGCAAGGAACTCGAAATACTGTTTCACGTCTATGTTCCCGACCAGAAATTTCCCGTCTGAATCGGTCCAAACCTGTTTCCCGACGTCTGAATTGTTCAGGATAAGGACTGGATTCGAACACAGTACGATAGCTGAAGAAAGCTGTCCAGTCTGTTTAGGAAAAAGCTTGAACTTGATAAAGGCAGTATCCAGATCATTTTCTGCCTGTCCGTCCCAGTTATCGTTCTGGACAGTTTCTGGCCAGCAAAGAACTGTCTGGTCAGATTCTGGGGTCAAAAGCTTGAGGTGAGGGATATAGTCGAGCATGTGCCCGTGACAGAAATCATCTACCTCGTTGGTTGGTAATCGTTTAATATGCATACAGTTCCTCACAGATTATATTCAAGGTCAAGTAACAGTTTGATTTCTTCTTCATTCAGGAGCAAGGGCTGGACTAGTTCCTCGAGCTCTGTAAACAGTTCTAACCAGTTAGTTCTGGCGACAGTTTCTAACCCTTTAGGAATAGGTGCCTGAACCTGCAAACCCATGATGTCGATTGACAGAAAATTATCCAGGAGACAGATTTTAATCTTGGTGTTAGTTTTAGACAGATTCTGCGAATGCATAGTTATGGACAGACCTGTACTCGGACTTTTTGCTTCGTCTGATTCGACAGTATAATCTTCTACCTCTACCCGACCGTCATTGTCAACGTAAGCTTTTCCCTTATATGTGTAACAGGAAGGTAAAAAATCCAGCCAGACAAATAACCAGTTAAAGACTGTCTTCGGGGTGACAGGCTGGTCTAGATCTTTAGGGTCCAAATCCTGAACTATTCCCTGAACTGCGAGGCGCGAATCCCGGTGAATATTCTCACTGATAATCGGGAACAAATCCTTCGGTCCGGAACAGGAACAGGTTACAGACTGTAACTTACTCACGAACCAGTTCTGGACTGATTCCCCGACAACCGAGAAGCTTTTGTCGATTAAGTTCACAACTGATTCCCAGTCAATGGTCTGAATCTTATCCACGAACTCTGTCTTCGGGATGATAAAGTTTTTAGCCTGTTCATTATTAGTCTTGAAGCTCAGGTTAAAGTTATCATCTGATTCTGAGGTACTGATCCAGAACAGTGTTATTCCGTTTGGAGAACAAAACCTGCAGATATTATCCACAATGTTAAAGTCCATCAGGGAGTTAGCTTTCGTACTGATATAATGGTAAAGAATATCGCACTCGATCCAGAAATAGAGTCGAGAGTTGGCTATCGTTTCTCCGGTTATAAGCTTTTTCTTCCAGATTTCTAGTGACGGATTAGTTTTGATTTCTGTCTCACAGACATCGTAATCGATTCCGAGACTGTCCGCCAGGGGTCGGAGTCTAGCTTCTTCCACTGCTGGAGTAGGTTCTTTTTGTTTAGGGTATGCTGTCATATACCCACAATATAAAAAAATCCTGGCGAGCCGTAAACCCGTCAGGATGAAATTTTTTGCATTTATTTACAGGTGTTCTAGTTTTTCCAGTCCCTGATAGTAATCAACCAGCGTTTTCAGTAATGGAAACAGTTCCTGCTTACACTGTTCTATGCTCGCATTCTGAAAGTTTATATCCTTCAGGAGCTTATCCTTGTACAGAAACCGAACAGTCTGAGGTCTTGCTTCCCCGCCGAAAACAGTGAATTCCCCTATATAACCGGTTCCGACAGAGCACCAGACATGGTTTGAGCTATTAATGTTACTACAGGTACAGTATTTTATGTCAGAAATTGGAAATGTGACTGTGTTCCACCTATTCCAGTCTTTGGCTCTGTATTCGATAAAGTAATTGTATTTACACCCGTGTTTCTTACCCATTAAGTTCTCCAAGCGGGACGAGAACATCCATATAGTAGTGAGCCCAGGAGTTGAACTCGTTCAGAAGCTTAAGGAGTCGTTTCTCACCTGGATGTTCATCCAGTTTCCATTCCTTCAGGATTTCATTACCGTCAAGGATTCGGAGGATTTGTTTGCAGTTCGCTCCTGGATATATTCCTCGATTTCCTTTTGCTCCTGAACCATGGTCGAATTCAATCCAGTTCTCTCCTTCCAAGCAACTTTCTCGGGCAACCGGTTCATAAGAGTTTAAATGCCTATTAGGTACGAATTCACAATCGACATGTTCTAGTTTACTCGACGGCCATACAACTGAAATTTTAAAAGTCAACATAATCTTTCCTCTGATTATAATATAGAAAAAACCGTCTACATTGTAGACGGTTTTAGATAGAAAAATTAGTGTTAGATATCGTTGAAATCTCTGGTACCTGCCCTGACATAGAGAATGTCCACTAAGGTATCGAGTTTTTCCCCGTTAATCGCCGTCACGAGCTCGAGTTCGTCTTGGGTTGCAAGTTCATTCTCGAGGAGACGGTTCCAAGCTTCTTCATAGTCCATAAATGACCTCCTTCTGCGATTATATATAATCGCTTCAGGAGAAAATCCGCTAACTATCCGATATGGATGAGTTCACAACCGAAGAAAGACGAACGGAAATTATTCATGATACTGGTCTTGGCCTTCTCCCTGGTCCAGCCTCTCGTACAAGTAGTCACGGACTGGATTACACCCTGACGGTCTCTGTACTGCAGCTTGAATTCGTGCATCGGAGACATATCAAACAAATCTTGTTGTAAAGAATTAAAAATCATATATTACCTCGTTTCTTATTATAATATAGAAATTAAACCAAGAGTTGTAAATGAGAAAAGACTAGAATTTTTTATTCGTCATCTTTAGGATCCATATTTACGCCACCGTTAGCAACGCCGTCCAAAAATTCACGTTCGGAGATATAATCAAATTTGTGAGTTTCAGAGTCCTCACAGACAGCTTCTTCAAAACCACAAGTCATACAATCAGGATGATGGTCTTCTTCCATAGTATTGCCGCATTCAGTACAAATATGGTAGTAAAGTTTCATTTTTAACCTCTCTTGTATACTTATAATATAGGAATTTAATCAAGAGTTGTAAATGATTATTTTCTAGTTTTTATTTGACTTGGTTCGACTGAAACGACTCTTATATTTGACTTTTAAGACTAGTTTTTAATTAGATATATAATTTATCAAGTCAAATATAAAACTAGTCCAAAACTCAAATATGAGTCTTTAAAATGAGTATTTAAATATAAGAAAAGGCCGAGAGAAACTACTCCCGACCTTTCTTTTTTCGAGGTCAAAATCGAAACCCTTCCTTTGGCAATCGTTGGGTCAGGCCGTTGCCATTGTCGATATCATTACCGTAGCCCGCACGCAAACTTGCCAACCATACGGTAAAGATATAGGGTTATTTATCGAGGTCAAATTCGTGAAAGGGCGCAGGGCTTTTACCTGATCTAGCAGTGCCTTTCCATGCACATTCCCTTTTTCTCGAGGTCAAACTTTTAAGTCTTCTAGACCTTATTGATACCACTTCAAATTCTTTTGTGTCAACTAGGGGATCCGAACCCCACCTCTATTCTCGCTAGTTCGTAGCAAGAATGCCACTCTTCCAATTGAGCTATAGGACTAATTTAAAATAGTATCAATAAGAACCAGAAGAATTATCCTTCCCAACTGACTCGTCTGGGCGATTCGTCTCCCAGTTAGTTAATATCACGGGTTGGAGATATATCGCCACTTCGCTTCGTGATATAGGATAAGTTCTTATTGTTTACGGTTTAAATATAGTATTTTATACTCAAACCGTAAACCTAAAATCTATTTAAAATTTTGCTTCGTAAGCGCGGTCGATTTCGAAAATGTTCCAGTATTCGCTTTCGACCTGGCTGATTGCGTCTTCTTTGCTATCAGCGTGAACCCAGACGCGTTCTGTTTCACCAAAGATTCGTTCACCGTTACGGTTCTTCGGAGTGTATTCAACAATAAACTTTTTCATGATTTTACCCTTTGTATTCTATATGTGAATCTACATGAACTTGATGAAATATATCCATTACATCAATAACGTCTTCCCAGCCGCTTTCAAAAGGAGGAAGCACTACGTCATAGTCACCCTTACCTTCAGTAATGATTTCTGCAAACTTGTCATGCATTTCTTTGACAGTCATAATCATACCTCTTTGTTAACTTACGTTTTAAATATAGAATTTTATTTGATAGTTGTAAACAAGAAAAGAATTAAATTTTTATTAGAGACGATTACGAAGACATGCTTGATATTTTTTATACCATCTGTCATTGCATTCTTGCATCATAGTGAAATCAGACAAGTCCTTACAGAACCATTCCAAGTTGAAGTGATAAGTATCTTCACATTCAGCTCGACGGTTGATTTCTTCCCGAGTTAGTTCTTCATCTGGTTCGCCAATCGTCTCAGCATTGGTTATCGTTATCAAACCACAACCAGAAAACAAACATAAAGATAAAAGTAAAAGTATCAACCTCATGATTATAATATAGTAAAATAATCTAAAGTCGTAAACAAAAAAGAGATTAGAATTCTAATCTCAGTTGAACAACACACAAAGTGTGACGGGCACTGCCCATGCCAGAATAATTCCACCAATAATCAGCATGTTCTAATCCTTTGGATGATGTTTACGGTACTCGGCCGAGTAGCTTGGCCAATTGTCTCTGAACTCTTTAGCGTGTTCTTTGATCCATTGTTGAACGAACTCTTGGCCGGGATCTCGACCAAGTTTTTCACCGAAGTACCATTTGGCTACCTCGATCCATTCCTTCTGGGCTTCAAGAAACTCTTTGAATTCATCCTGTGTCATATATTATTTATTTACTGGCAATGTGACAGGGTTTGTCACCACGGAGTTCTGCCGCTTCCTTCACATCGGGATAGAAGTCAAAACCGTCACCACACTCCCCCACCAGGAGTTCCGTCGTCATTGGTCCAGAGTCCCTTAGGATTGAACTTGTAGGTCAGAAAATCCCAGTTGGAGTGTTCTTTCAAAAACTTTTCAATGACTTCTTTCATATACGACCTCTTTGATTATACTTATAATATAGAAATTTAATCTAAAACCGTAAACAAAAATCTAATTATAAATATCGTATGCAGACACTTGAAGAATATTTAGATGAACACCTTGATCCATTTTCTCTTGACGAACTCATCACCGAGAAGGAAAAAGTCGTTAGAGTCCGTGACGGAAAAAAAGAAACCGTTTATGTCGCCACTAAACCTGGATATAAGATGAAGGACGGTAACGAAGTCAAGATGTCAGGAAAAGAAATCATGGCCAGGAAACGTGCTCAGAAAGTCGCACAGAGAAAAAGAAACACTAAGATGCCTCAGATTCAGAAACGAATCGAAAAGAGTAAGCATAAGGCAGAACAGCTCGGACTTGAA